AAAAATGTAGAAAAAAAGTCGCTCGGCGGTATCCACGCCGAACGACAGATTTTTGTGAATATGGTGCAGGTATAATACGCTAATATAATGGGTGCATAACCGCAGGAATGGGTGCAGAATGGCAGGAATGGATGCAATCAATAATTGAAAAGGTGGCAAAGGGATAACGCCGATGAAATGCTGTTTTATTTCGTCGGCATTGCACTGTTTAGTAAATATGCAGAGAATTTTTCTTGTTCGCTTGACTTTTCCTTGTTTTTGAGATATGTATAGTGGCACTACAATCGGAGGTGTACAAAATGTTTACAGGTGAAGTAAATTATCGTTTAGCTAAATGGGTATTACTCAACCTGGAACATGACGGAGTGTTGTCCTCGGGTGAAGTTCGTCTTGCGTTGATCAAAATCGCAGAGCAATACAACCCGCCATTTTTTGAGCTGGAGGAACTTGGAAACGGAGAGGATAATAACTGATGGCAGAAAGGGTAATACAAAAAATAAATGCAATTATTAAGAGGACTGCAATAAAAGGCATACCTAAAGTAGGGGTGCGCGTTGCAGCTTATGCAAGAGTTTCTACCGATAGTGAGGAGCAAGAAACAAGCCTAATTGCGCAGGAGGACTACTATAGGAAAAAGATTTTGGAACACCCAGGATGGTTGTTTGTAAAAATATATATTGATCATGGGATATCCGGCTTAAGTATAAACCGAAGGGCGCAATTCAATCGCATGATTGAGGATTGCCTTGCCGGACAGATCGATTTAATATTGACAAAATCCATATCGCGTTTTGCCAGGAACACCGTCGATACGATCACTATTGTCCGAAAGTTGAAAGAAAAAGGGATAGGCGTATATTTCGAGAAGGAAAATATTTACACGTTGGATTCGAAGGGAGAATTTATATTAACGCTTATGTCCTCTTTGGCTCAAGAGGAAAGTCGTTCTATGTCGGAAAACATAGCATGGGGCATAAGGAAAAGTTTTTCTGATGGAAAGGTTAAAGTTCCGTATAAGCGTTTCCTGGGCTATGACAGGGGAGATACAAAAGGTACCATGGTCGTAAATTGTGAACAGGCGGTAATAGTACGAAGGATATTTCGTATGTATATGCAAGGTTATACGGCTCGAAAGATAGCCAAAACACTTGCAAGTGAAGGAGTTGTTTCGCCTGGCGGGTTGGAGCATTGGAGAGGTGGTACTGTGTTAAGCATATTATCAAATGAGAAGTATAAGGGAGATGCTCTGCTCCAAAAAGTATTTACTGTGGACTATTTGCAAAAGAAGTTAAAGAAAAATGAGGGGGAGTTGCCCCAGTACTATGTAGAGGGAAGCCACGAGGCGATTATTAGTCCGTGGCTTTTTGATTATATCCAGGAAATAAAGAGATATAGGGATGAAACCTATGGCAACAGTTATCTTGGGAAAGAATTATTGCAAACAAAATTTGTCTGTGGTGAATGTGGCAGTTTGCTTTGTCGGAGAGATCGGTATTATCCTAATGGCAAAAAGCGTGTTTGGTGGCAATGCAAAACACAAACGCAAAAGGAAGTTAAGAGCTGTGGTGTCAAATATGAGTATGAACCACTAATAATTTATGCGGTCTTGGATATGGCTCGGTGCATGACAATCAAAAGGATGGTTGAGGACACCATCTTGTCAGCAATGTCAAAGGAAAAGAGAGGCATTGTTAAAGAATGGCTTTCTGCTTTTGAAGTCACTAACGCTGAAAACCTTTTATGGGTTGAAGAAGAGATACTGATGATTGTGCGGAGTATCAAGCTCACATCTAATCGTATTCTTGAGTTTGAGTGGATTGATGATAGCCAGACAAAGTATAAGTTGCCTCGGTATGCGCCAGCAAAGGGGATTTTGGATAACGATGTGGAATGAAAACGTTAGGGTTGCAACAGTAAAATGTGTGTAGTTTTGGTTACTGATCAGCCATATCGATACGAAAAAAGTCCGCTAATATGATGCGGACAATGCCTATGAAAACCTATTACCTGGACGGTTTTCAAAACCGCCGCATAACAAAACAGACCCGTTGCTGTGCTGAAACTGCTTCATCACACGAACGGGTCTTATTTTGTATTGAGATTTTTCGATTTTTGAAAGACACCAATTTGTCTGATTTTAGTAGTCAAAGAATATAGGTAACGGCTAGTTTTAGCTAATTGCATTTGCGTGCGATAAATGGGGTGGTTGCATTGAAAACCATATAGAAAGTTAGTGGAAAAATAAAAATTCCGCAAAAAAGTGTATTTTTTCTATTGCCTTTTCATGTCTGCTGTGATATAATTTATCCATCAATGTAAGGAGTCTCTTATATGAGTGGAGTAAAAGCAAGAAAGCTTTCTTATGAAGAGTTGTTCAATTCTGCCACTATGTTCTACATGAACCAAGAGTGTGAAGACTCGATCAAAGCTATGATTGATTCTCAGACTTTAGAAATTTTGTCTGGGCTAAATACTATAACGAGCAAGGAAACGCTAAAACAATATATAATAAGCAATAAGGAGTCCTTGGGCCATCTCACATCTGTAGCAGAGATTTCTGAAGAGAGATTTAAGCGTATGGTTTCGATGATTAGGAAGGATAGAGGGTTTGTCTTTGCCACAGAATGGGGATTAAGTAAAATTCGAACCGCGATGATGGAAAGCCCTGCGATGATGGAGAGCGTTTTGGATCTTATTTGGGACGGTAAGCATGATCCTAAAATGCAAGCGTGCATTCCGTCGTTCTATCTTGATAATATGGCCATGGATACGCATACGCTAGCAAAATTAAAAGATGAGGAGAGCGTTCGTCAGTTGGTGAAAAGGGGATTGGAAGGAACATACAGTAATATGATTGGCGATGCAATCCTTGCTGATATTGAGAAAGAACTAAAGCGGGTGTGTGCAAAGCACGGGTTGGAATATCAGAGTAACGTACGGATTCCCCTACTCGATAGAGCTGTAAGTTTTGTCCTTGAATCACCGCAAAATCCAAAAATTATTTTAGATGTTTCCTATGCGGTTACAACATCGAGTAGCCAGGGTAGCAAGAAAGAAGCTGCACGTAAAACATCGGAAGTAGTTAAGAGCGAACGAGCCCAGGGAAGAAACATGGTATATGTGAATTTTTTAGACGGCGCAGGTTGGATAGGAAGACAGGCAGACTTGCGAGAGATTCATAGATGCTCTGATTATGTTTTAAATTTCCAAAATATGGGTTTGTTGGAAGATATCGTAGATGCACATATCAGCGAGTTTTAATAAGGGAGGACATTTTAACAATGAATGCAGCTGAAAGGAAGGCTAAATTAAAGGAATTTGTAAACCACCCAGAGAAAGCGTGCCGGACTGGAATTCCGATCACATACCATGGGAACATCATTACGCTTGATGCTTTTGAGATTCCTCTAGAATATCTTGTATACAATCCTTATAACGGTAGGATCGGAAGTGTTGTTAAGTCATATGAGCGGCAAAATCATCAACTGAATCCCGAAGACCCAGATGATAAAAAGTTGATTGAAAAATTTCTTTGGGAGTCAAAACCAGAGGCCAATAAAAAAACAAAGGAGAGGCTTCTAAAGGAACATCAACAGAAACATGGCATTGTGACAGCTGATGGTATTATAATAGATGGTAATAGACGCGCCAGTCTGTTAAATAATATCATGGCTGACGAGAGCATTCCTTTTACTGAAAAGAGTCACTGTCAATTTTTTATAGCGATTATTCTTCCTGAAGATGCTGATAAGAAGGAAATTCTTGCGTTAGAAACCACTTACCAAATGGGTGAGGACGCAAAGGTCGATTACAATCCTATTGAAAAATATTTAAAATGTAAGGATTTAAAAGATGCTGGCTTCACCGATGATGATATAGCGGGTATGATGGATTGCAAAGCAAGCGAAGTGCGTACCATGTTGTCTGCGCTCCGGCTTATGGATGAGTATTTGGATGAATATGGCTATTCGGGTATGTACACGCAGCTAGATAAAAGCGAGGACTCTTTCCTTAAATTAGATTCTGCTCTAAAAAAATACAAGGCGGGCGTATCCTCTATGTGGGCGTACGATCCTGAGTCGGATGTGTCTGACTTAAAGCTAATAGCATTTGACTATATTCGAGCTAATTTTGAGCAGACACTATTTCGTTCAATTATTTCAGTACCTTCAGCCAAAAATCCTGCATCGAGTTTTTTCGCCAAGCAAGAGGTGTGGGAGCGGTTTCGCGATAAACATTTCGAGACGACGGATGCAATAGAAGAAGAATCTGTTGAGGAGATAATGTCAAAAAATCCGCCGGATTTAGGACGTGCACTGAAGAGTAGGGATCAGCGTTGGAAACAGGCTGTATCGGATGCGTTTGATGAAAACTATGTACAGTGCTACGATATTTTGAGTAACCATGCTAATTCAGCAAAACCGTTACAGCAGCTCATGAAAGCGTGTCAAGCTCTTGATGTGGTTGACGTCAGTCAACCCAGCTTCTTAAGCGATGACAAAGTAAAAGGATGCGTTAAATCGCTAGAGGACTATGTCACCAAGTTTAAGGAAATCCTTGGGTTGTAAAGGGAGTCATATGAATGAAGAGACTTTGTCTTGAATCGAATGACAACGAAAAATCTCTGCTAATAACCGGGGATATTGATTCTATTTTCCAGAATAGGAGAGCTTCTCGTTATATTAAGGACACAATAAAATTTACCCGAACGGGGAAAGGGTTACTGGTAGACACAGAAGGCGACCTTAATAAAAGCATTGATCGTATAAAAAAATTATGCGAATATATTAGTGGGGAGCTTGTTTACTCAAGTAATATATCTGCAGCAGTTGCTAACTATGCACTCGAGGAGGAGAAATTTAAGGAATTTGCAGAAAAAGCACGATTGATAAGAGACAATCATTGCAATAAGGAGGAGTTTGCTAATTTTGTTGACTCCGTAAGTCGTAATTTGCCTAATAGAAGTCTGTACGAGCTTCAGTTGCTTTCAGCCTATCATCTAACTTTTTCACAAAATGCCTGTAATTTTTCTGTTCCAGGGGCAGGTAAAACAAGTGTGGTATATGGTGCATTTGCATACCTTGCAAACCTCCCGGTTGAAGATAAAAAGTATGTAGATAGATTGCTCATCATTTCCCCGTTGAGTGCATTTGGTCCTTGGGAGCTAGAATACACTGAGTGTTTTGGCAGTATACCAACGACAAAAAGGTTGAATGGTAAGCTCTCTCTTGATGAAAAAAAGCAATATCTATATTCGGCTTGTCCTGCTAAAATCACTCTTCTTTCATATTCATCTGTTCCTTCGCTGATTGACGAGTTGACCTATTTTCTTAGGAACAATAAGGTGATGGTAGTACTTGATGAAGCACACAAGATAAAAAATACAAATGGTGGAGTTACTGCGGCATCTGTTTTGCAAATTGCTCCTTTTTGTGATGCACGTGTTGTGCTAACAGGTACACCCGCTCCAAATGGTTATGAGGATTTATACAACCTGTATAAATTTATTTGGCCAACAAAAAAAATCATTCCTTTTGAGGTGTATCAGCTTAAGGATATGAGTAGGGTAGAAGGTGATGCTCGAGTTGATACACTGTTGCACGCGGTTGAGCCGTTTTTTATACGAGTGAAAAAGAGCGATTTAGGGATACCCCCAGCAACAGAACATGAACCGATTATTGTACCAATGGGCGCCACGCAGCGTAGGATCTACGATGTCATTGAAAAAAAATACATGAGCGATATTGTCTCAAGTAAGGATGACTGGTTTAGACGGGATTTGGTGAAGGCGCGCTTGTTGCGATTAATGCAAGCGGCAACTAATCCAAATTTGTTAAGTGTTCCGCTAAAAGATTTTGCACAGGAAGATGGCTTTGACTTCTCGCGGGTGGGTGATGACTCTTCTTTAATATCGGATGTTTTGCAATACGCGCAGCTGGAAACACCTGCTAAATTTATTAAAGCGCGAGAGCTGATTGAATCGATTATCGAAAAAGGCGAAAAGGTTGTTGTATGGGCAATATATATTAAAAATATAATAGACTTCGAGCGATATTTGACCGATAACGGTATTCCATGCAAGACGCTTTACGGAGCGACTCCCGTTGCGTCTGGTGATGAAAATGAAGATGATGTAGAAACCAGGGAAAAAATTATAGCAGAATTCCATAAGCCTGACTCTTCATTTAAAGTTATCATAGCTAATCCTTTTGCCGTGGCAGAATCTATTTCATTGCATAAGACTTGCCATAATGCAATATATATGGAGCGGAGCTTTAATGCAGCGCATTTTATTCAATCAAAAGACCGAATCCATCGATATGGCTTAAAACCAGGGACTGAAACAAATTATTATTATCTGCTGTCGGAAGACTCCATTGATGGGGTCATTCATACAAGGCTTATAGAAAAGGAGACAAGGCTGCGTGATATTATCGAAAGTATGCCTATTCCACTTTTTGAAAATGCTGGGTTGGAAACTGGCGATGATGACATTAAAGCCCTAATTGCGGAATATGTTAACAGAACTAAAAAGATGTAATTCCGTTGGCGATATAGATGGCATTGTCTTTTTCGCGTCTATACTGGCCGGGAACAAGAAAGTTAGAAAGGATGAATTGAGAAATAGGTGCGCCTTAGAACGGGATATTGTGTTAAATTTCCCTGGCGTGCTAGCTTTTTTTCATTATCTTGGGCTTATTGATATTAAAGGCGAAAGCGTATCCTCTACAACAGAGCTGAAGGAGATTGCTGAAAAAGGTCGAAATGTTATAGTAGAGTATTTGGTTGAGGCTTGCATTAATAAACTTGTACAAGATGGCATTTTTGATAAAGATGCAACACGCTTTGATGCGGAAAAAGGCCATTTAGCAATTAAGCGATCTGCTTTTCCGTTAGAATATGCAGCAATTAGGAACTTCTTAATTTTAGCGGGAGCTTTGGACAAGGCAAGTGATAGTGAAATATGTATATCCAGCGATTATGAATCTGATTGGACTCAGCAGTTAAGGGAGCGGAGAAAAAAATATACATTAGAACAGCTTCTTAATCAACAGGAGGAGCAAAGTAAACGAGGGCTAGAAGCCGAAGAATTTGTACTTGGATTAGAGCGGCAGCGTATACCTGATCTGGCGCAAAGGATTAAACGCATATCGGATTTTGATGTGACAGCGGGGTATGATATCGTTTCTTTTGAGAATAGTAGCTCGGATCATTATGACCGTTTCATTGAAGTTAAGAGCTATATAGACTCCCCGCGTTTTTTCTGGTCGGAGAACGAGGTGGATGTTGCAAAGTTGCTGAGGAATAAGTATGTGCTATGTCTTGTAAATTATGGAAAAATTAAAGAGCCAGGTTATATGCCTGACTTTATTGTTGATCCATATGAGGTAATTTTTAAAGGGGGAGGGTGGCTTACCTCAGCGTCATCTTATAGAATACAAAAAATATAGAGACGGGTGCATATCAATACACCCGCCTCTTTTAGTTAATATACATATCTGCTAGTCGTTCCGCTATTGCTTTAATAACGGGAATGCACACCGTGTTTCCAAGCAAATCAAAGGCTTCGCTTTCTTTTAGAAAGGAAAGGTCATAGTCTTCTGGAAATCCACAAAGGCGTTGCCCTTCTCTAATTGAAAGTCGCCTTAGCCCTTTTCCATCAATCACGCCTAAATGACTTACATCCATGGCCACCAACGTCGGGGCAAGCGCATTAGGGTCTAATATTTTTGTGAATTCAAATGAAAGTTTGCCTGTTACTATGTTATATCCCTTGGGTTTAGTTATGTCTGGCACGCGTCGTCCTCCCAACTTTTTTCTTGGATGCTCCAAAGTTAGATAACCCATTTCAACAAGATTATCAAGAAACTCCTTTAGATTGTTGTGGTGGAAAAATGTAGCAATTTGTTTTTCGGTAAGAGGCATACCATCCATCCAATCAATCCCTATTTCAGCTGCCCATTTACGCTTGCGCCTTTCAAGCAAAAGGAGATTCAAGAAATAGGTTTGTTCTTGTGTGGTTTCGCCTTTTAGACCAATTTCCCAACTATGTATATTGTCTGTCCCACCACGTTTATCTCTTATTGCTTTACCAACAACTTGTTCAGGCGTAAAATGTGAGAAGAGTTTTCTTGTGAAGTCAGAATCTACAGTGGGTAAACCGTGTTCCATGATGTCGCCAAAAGTTGCTGTGCTGCGCTCAAAATTATCAAGGGAAATATGAGCATCTTTGGTGCCGACTATGTAAACGCGTTTTCTAGATTGAGCCAGACCAAAGTACTGGCTGTCTATTAGCCGAAAGGAAACATGGTATTTTAATTTTTTGAGGTGTTCGATAATGATTGAAAGAGTTCTACCATTATCATGATTTATTAACCCCTCAACATTTTCTAGAAGAAAGCCGTAGGGTTGTTTCTCTTTTAGAATACGCTCTATTTCAAAGAAAAGTGTGCCGCGAGTATCTTCAAACCCCAGTCCTAACCCGGCAGCAGAAAAAGGCTGGCAAGGGAATCCGGCAAGTAAAAAATCGAAATCCTCAATTTCATTAGCTTCAATTTTTGTGATATCGCCTGCGACTTCTTGGTCTTTAAAATAATTTTTATATGCTTTTATTGCATAGTCCTTAATCTCACTGCTAAATACACAAATAGGGGTGAATCCCTTTTCTTTAAATGCGCTTTCAAAGCCAAGTCGAATACCTCCTAAACCAGCAAATAAGTCAATAAATTTAACTACTCTATTGCAAGTTTGCTTTCTCCGAGATATTTGGGCTGTTATAAGATCTATACATTTTTCCGAAAAGCTATTCCCAGTTGAATATTGCTCGATGTCGCGTTGTAACGCGGGCGTGAAGTAAATTGTTTTGGCAATTTTTTTTTCGTTTTCTGGTAGCGGGGTTCGCCCTGAACCTTCTCGCTTGCCTCCGTGTTGGGGCATGGCTATTTCTCCTTTGGTTATCGTTCAACTACCATTATACCATACGCGGGTTGATTTTGCAATGCCCTGAATCAAAAATTATTGGCGTGGCTATAGTTTTTTTCTGGAAAGGAGCAGAAAATGGTTGACAGGAGAGCGACCTTGTTGTATAATGCAATTAAGCTATTTAGCGTAATAGCGTAAGGAGGTATTTTTATGCCAGGAGAATTTGGCGCATTTATTGCTCAAAAAAGGTTAGAGAAAGATGTTAAATTAAAGCCAATAGCTGATAAATTGGGGGTGTCCGTTACTTATCTTTCGGATATTATTAAAGGGCGTAGAAATCCACCTGATATTGAAGGGCTTGAAGCACTTGCGCAGATACTTAATTTAAATGAAGAAGAGAGGGTGGAGATGTTAGATTTGGCTGGTAGAGAAAGGAAGCAGGTATCGCCCGATCTGCCTGAATACATTATGGACGAATCAATTCCAAATGCTCGTGTGGCACTTCGTCGAGCAAAAAGTGCTGGATTGGGGGATGATTTTTGGCAGCAGGTTAATAAAATCATTGATGAAAGAAAGGAAGGTAAGTAATGTATTCACAAGCAAAAAAATTGATTCCATTCATTCCACCACGAGACTATGACAAAATTGCTACGGAATTTTTGGAGTTGTATTATCCGCAGGCTCTTACTAAGCCACAGCGTGTTCCGATTGAAAATATCGCTAGAGAAGGATTGGGTTTAGACATTCAATATGTCTGTTTGACAGAAGAGTTGGATGTTTTTGGTATGACAATTTTTACAGATGGAAAGGTCGAGATATATGATCCGGACGATGGTTTATATGATACAAGGGTTGTGACTGCTAAAACTGTATTAATTGATCCAAAGGCTGTAGACAGAACTAATACTGGTTGCAAAAATAATACAATCGCCCACGAATGCGTTCACTGGTATAAGCATCGATACTATTATAAATTCCAAAATATATCGCTTCCTAAACTTGCTAAATTCTGCAAATGCAGAATTGATCAAATGCCTAATGCTACTGATGATGAAAGTATAATGGAGAGGCAGGCTGTAGGTATTGCTCCTCGAATTTTGATGCCGAAGCAGCCATTTATGGAGGCGGCAGAGTATTTAGGGGTTTCTTACGGAAAAGATAACAGATCGGCCATTGGAGCATTAGCGGACTTTTATGATGTATCAAAGCAATCGGTAGCTATCCGCCTCAAAGAGTGCAGCTTATTATAACTCTTGCTGCAATATTGTAGCAAGAGTTGTTTTTTACTATATAATTACGCAAAAAAGCGTAAAAGCGAAATTTTTATAAGGCGTGAGCGAAAAAATATAAGGAGGTGGTGTCCTATTGTAGAAGTTAGAAACTTAAATGGCAAGCGGGTTTGTGATATAAGCAAAGACGGGCGAGTCATTTGGATCGTCCAAAAAGGATGCGTTACTACAATTTCTGCAAACCCCGATGGCACATTAAAGATTGTTCATTCTGATGAATAACCTACGGTAAATTACAACTTAATATCCGCCAGAACGCAAAGACGGCAGCGCGGGACTATCCAATCATTGATTGGAGCGGTTCTGTAGTTGCCGTTTTTGTTTTAGCCATGATGGCTCCTACAGTTCCAAAAAAACGAATTTTTAGGAGTCAATCATGAAAAAACAAGAAAATCGAAAAGTATTTGTAAATGGGCAGTGGATCGAGGTAACCGAGGAGGTTTATCGTGTAATCAAGCGTGATGAGGACAGGGAAGCTCAACGGCGTTATCGCTCCTGGCGTTGCCGGGACGGCAAAGGAGTGCGGTGCAAAAATAAGTGCGAGGAGTGCCCTTATTACCGCATGGGGAACAGTCCGACAGGTAGCGTTCTTTCAATCGACCATTTGATGGACGATGAGGATAAGCCGTTTGATGTTCGAGACACAAACACAGATGTGGAGCTGGAGGTGGCACGTAGACTTTTGGCAGAGGACGTGCTTAAAGCAAAGGCAACGCTTACAGATCGAGACCGTATCATTATGGAGATGGTAATGGAAGGGGAGTCCGAAAGGAAAATCGCACAGCGGCTGGGAGTCAGCAATTCCAGAGCGCACGCGCTGAAAACCTCTCTCTTGAAAAAGTTAGAAGTGCTACTCGATGGCTATCGCGGGTATTTTGGATAAGATACCCGCCCATGCCAGACGAGGGGTTGAATTTTGTGAGCGTATATGCTATAATAAAACTATGAGCAAAATCATTAAAAACGCCGTTCAATGTAAAAAGTGTGGGGATATCATCGAATCAAAGAGCGTTCACGATTTTGTGACCTGCACTTGCGGAGCTTGCTCGGTCGATGGCGGGCATGAATATTTGCGCCGCTGTGGTAACCTTGAGGACATGGTTGAGAAGTCGGTAGTAGAGCCGGATATCAAAGAAGGTAGGGGAGAATAGGAATGGATAGGCAGAAATTCACTGATAAGCAAATCGCTAAGATGTACAACCAGGTGATGAGCGATGACACATATTGGGACGATATGACGGCAACCGAGCTTGAAATGCGTCTGGACGATTTCAATGCTCACAAAAAGAGCCACGACAAACTCATCAGTCTCGTCAGTTGCTTACGCCTTGCTCCTTGCGTGTATTTGAGGGAACAGTCAAACGGCGGCTGGTCTATCCCTATCATACCCATACCAAACAGTCCGGTATTTATGGCTTTTACCTCGGTCGATCAGATAAAGAGTGAAAGCCTCAAAGCCTACGAAACAGGTGAGGACAATCTTCCGGCTTTGCTTGATAGCGTTGAACTGGATGAACCCGCCCAAGTGGCAATCAAACCCGACAGCCAAGCGGTCATCTTGCCAGTAAAACTACTCAAGGGGTTGTTTGATGCGTTCGATGACATCGTTGCGCAGTCGGATGAGCAGATGGCGCAGGGGATAGAGGGCGATGCTTTGGACGAAGAGATGTTTGAGCATTTCTTTTGCCGCACCATCGAGTGTGAAACGTTGGACGGCAGGCATATAAACGGTGATGCCATCGATTATAACAAGGACAAGGCGCGTGGCAGTTTCCTTGTCGTTGATACCGGCAAGGCAGAGCATGAGGTTGTATTCAAGCGCGATATCAAGTTTATAAAGGACGTCACGTTTTGGGACGAGGAGGAAGAGGATGGCGATAACTGACCTATCCACGTTTCATACATATGTTGGCGAAACCATCATGTATTGCCAATGTATAGAGAACGACATCAAATGGATTTATGCCGGAATGCATAAGGGCGATGCTGATGCCACTTTTGAGAGCTTGGAAAAACGTAAAGCAACGCTCGGCCAGGTGTTAGGGATGTTGCAGACACTCGACAACGAGCAAGATCCATATTTATCCGAGGGCGATTACGAACTTTTGAGAAAAGTGACCGAAATCCGTAACCATTGGGCGCACAAGGCATATACGCAATTTGTGTATTGCAAAGGCTCGGACTGGGACAGGGAGTTCGCACGTCAAGCGCGGCGTTTGGAGAATGACCATAACCGCTTGGAGAAGCTGTCCGCCACAATTGAGCGTGTCCGTTTGGGCGTATTGAGAAAATACGGTCGTATTTAAATATCGATAAGGGGAGCGATAATAATGGTTGAGTTTGATGAATTTAAAGAAAATATTTTAACGCAATTTCCGATTTTGCGCGATCAGGAAATATTACGATATCACGAACGAATGCTTCGAGAAAGTGAAGATCGAACTGTTGGGCGAGGAGTCCCTTTTATTAAAATTTTTGATGACAATGTCGAACTTTATAAGTCTATTATAAGGACTCTTGAAGTTTATTTGGATAATCAGTTTGACCAGCTTGTATTTGAACTGTTAAAAAAGGAGGAAGAAAAGCCGCAAGACGTCAGAAAAGTTGAAAATGTATCATATAAAAAATTCCGCCTTTATTTTTATAGTGTACGCGATAAGCGCAATGTAACTCTTGTGTTAAAGCAAAATCCTTACATGGGTTCACAGTTTGTGCGTATATATGAGAACACTTCTAACGATGAAAATTGTGATCTATGTGTTGTTACGCTAAATTATTTTGGACCGCATGCATTAGAAATAATAAAGAAACAGTGGGAGCGTTGTTTAAATTATAAGTTTATTAATATTCTCGATTTTCCGACCTTTTGCTTAAAGTATTATGGTAAGGAAGCAAAGAAAAATTTTGAAAAAGTAGTAAAAGAATTAAATGCTGGGATGGATGAGTTGGTAGGTTATTCTATCACGGAAATATGTAGCCAAGCCAATATGGACAAATTGAAAGAAGAGACTTGCCGGCTGTTAGCTGGAATGGATTTTAGCGGCATATTTTCAATGACCCATTTCCCCAATGAGGTGACTGATAGGCTTATAAAAAAATTCCGTAGCGAGCAACGCTACACAATATTGTTTGGAGAGAGTGACTTTGCAGATTCCTTTATGACATCCGAATGGTTTTATCAAAAATATGCAAAAAAAGTTTTGATTAAGTCGCTCGATTTAACGAGTGTTGTTGCCGGATATTTTAAATCAGTCGAGCAGCTGTTGCATTATATAGTAGAAAAAAAGTGCCAAGGAGAGTATTTTCAACAGTATTATCAGCAAGAGCCTGTTCTGATTGGGGGAAAAGAATTTAAAACTACGTTAGGTAGTCTATGCACATTTTTATCAAAAAAGCAAGGGACTTTATTTTATTCGGAGCAAGATCAAAAATTGCAGGACTTATTTGTTGATAACTTGAATGATTGGCGCAGGGATAATCGTAACGGGTATTTCCATAAAGACAACATTTCAAGTAGTGAAGGCTTAACTGCTATTCGAGCCGCGACCCTCAATCTCTATTTTTTAATATTTGTTATGATTGATTGGTCTTATGATGCATTTGATGAAGGAGAATAATATGGATGTTGAATCGGTAATTAACGCCGCCAACACGTTTTACAAGGGAATAACGGGAGACCCGAATGGGCGTTACCGTTCTTGGGAACATTGTTATAAGTGCTTCAAGGATGAAAGGGGAAAATCCGATCCCCAATACGACTATTTAAGTTTGCAACTTGCATTTTATCTGGCAAGTTGGGGAATGTATAGGGGATCGTCGTTCCTTCTTCAAAAGGATTATAAGGTGCATACTCCTGTTGTTGAAGAATTGCTTAAAAAAGATTATGATTGTTTGCTCGGGATCGATTGCTCGGAATATCTGCAAAATACGGCTACTCAAAATGCGCTTAATAATCTAAGTAGATTTTTGGAAGATTATTATAATGATGTTCGCAAAAGTGTAAAGGGTGCGGATATAACAAGCAAAGTGTCCGATACGCTTGTAACGAAGGTTCTTATGGGTACACTCGGTTGCGTTCCTGCATATGACAGATACTTCATCAAAGGTATAAAAGTAACAGGGTTATCTACCGGGAATTATAATCAAACATCGCTTATGGAATTAGCTAAATTTTATTTTAAGAATAGTGACCGTCTTGAGGTAGCAAGGCAGAATTTTAAGGTAGGTGCTTTATTATACCCACAGATGAAGCTGTTGGATATGGGATTTTGGCAGATTGGCCTTGAAACCGAAAATGGAAACAAATAACTCCAGTATTAAAATGACTCTCGTTGAAAGGGGTAGCAAAGGGCGGCGGCTATTTGGAAGACAAACTTCGTTGACATAAACGGTGCTTGTCGAGTATAATAGGGAAGTAATCGTTGCGCTCCCTACAGACGTGTTCTGTATGTGTGCAACGTTTACTGCCGATAATAGCCATAGATTTTCGGAAATGGCGGGTTCATAGCCCGTTAAGTTGGTTCGACTCCAAATGCCACTATTGTCGGTTCAGTCAGCGCGACCACAGGGATCTGGTGATCGTCGGGCAAATAACCCGAAGCGACTGGTTCGATTCCACGTTGCAATTGCGCTGGCTCTTCTGAAAAGAAAGAAGAGGCGGATCGAAACCCGTCTCTTCCCCATAAGCAATCAAGGCGGTGGCGAGTTGCTCGTCATCGCTTTTGCTTACTCCTCCTCGCCGGAGTCGGCACCCTTGCGCGGGGTGATGGTGAATTCGTCTGCATCCTTGAGGTTGAAGACGATTGCCTTATCCTCGTAGAACAGCTGTCCGGGGATTGTGTGATACTTGGTGTGGTCGTTCCAACCCATCGCGTTGCAGATCTGCTGGATGGCGGCGGGAACGCGCACGACAATGGGGTAGGGTTTTGCATCGGCAGGGCGCGAGAACTACCAGACCAAAGTATGGAGTCTTCCGTGCGAGGAGCTGTTGTATTGCGGCAGAGCGACCACGGCGAAGCTCAACAACATGGCGATCAAGACGATCGGCGATATTGTACGGGCAGGGCCGGAGCTTATGGGTAAGCGGTTCGGGAAGAACGGCGTGGCGTTATGGAAATACGCCAGCGGGAACGACACCTCGCGTGTCGCGCACCAAGATTTCACGATGCCCGCAAAATCGGTAGGTCACGGAATTACCTGCGTGGCCGATTTAGAGAATATGGAAGAAGTGCGGATGGTACTCATCGCACTTGCCCAGGATATCGGACACCGCTTGCGCGTGTATAAGCTGAAAGCGTGGGGTGTTCAGGTATATATTCGAGATAGTCGATTGTGTTCGTATCTGACTCAAACACAGCTCGAAACTTCAACGCAAAGCGAGGCTTCAGTTTCCCAAGCCGCTATTGCGCTGGTGGAAAAGAGCTATGCATGGAACAATCCGATACGGGCGATCACAATAAGTGCAATCAACCTGGTGGGAGAACGCGTTGCAGAGCAGACTACAATTTTCTGCGGCTATAAAAAGGTCGAGAAACAGTCGAAACTGGAGCGTGCGGTGGACACCATCAAAGGCCGATTCGGTAAACGCGCCATCATTCCCGCAGTCATCCTGGGAGAGCGCAAGATGCCGCCGCATTCGGACAGAGAGATCATCATGCCGGGGATCATGCACAAATAGGAGGTGGAAACGAATGAAATATTTTGCGGTTTGCCCGTTCTGCGGTAAACGGCTGTGCAAAGCGGAAGAGGGCTCCGTTGTGGAAGTCCAATGCCCGCATTGCAAGGAACAAGTCGAGGTGGTCGTCACCCAGGGTAGTGTAAGTACATCCACGAACCGGAGCGCAAGCGACCAGAAATAATACAAGCCAACAACTCAATAGGTCATCTGCTTTAGACAAGTCGGTAAACTGAATACCACAGCCCGGCACGGCAGCATGATAGCATTTGTCGGTACAAGTCCGAGTAACGGAACAAGAAAACCGTTCGGCCTGGCAAATAGAACTATCCTAAAAACATAGGAGGTTTCTATTTGCCAGGTCTTTTTTTGTGCTTTTTCAAAAAAAGAGCAGAAAAAAATCAAATGGGTCAAAAGCTGTCCCATTAGGAATTTAGAATAGGAAAAAATTTTCAAATAGCCAAAAAACCTGGCTGTTTGATTGCTAAATTAATAGAACAAAAAATATTTGATGCCTGATTTGCAATAAGGGCAATCGGATACATACCTCAATCGAAAGCGCGACAAGCGTTTTTCGAGAGGAGAAGTGTAGCCGTATTTTGCCATGCCCTTTTTTCCGCAAGCAGGCATTTTCCGACCGCACATATCCTCAAACGAGAATGACTCCGATTGCCTAACCCGACCAGGCAATAGGAGTCATTTTTATGGAAAAGAAGAGGCAACTGAAGGTAAACGGTCAGCTGATCGATGTCAGCGAAGAAGTGTACCGTGCGTATATGCGCGATGAATGGCGCGAAGCGCAACGCGAGTACCGCTCAAAGAAATGCCGCAATGCAGACGGCACGGTCTGCCGCAAGGACTGCAAGACCTGTCCACACTATCTGGAAGGCGAAGGCTTGACGGGCGCAACGCTGTCGCTGGATGCGTTCGTGACCGAGGACGGTTCGCCCGTTGAGTTTGCGGACAAGCGTGTGGACGTGGAGTTGGAAGTGGCGCGGAATATCCTCAAAGAGGCAGTAGAAAAAGCCAAGCTCCAGCTCACCGACCGCGAACGGCTTATCCTCGAATATTTCATGGATGAGCGTTCGGATGCCGAGATAGGCGCGGCGTTACATATCACGAAGTCGGGCGCACGCGAGGCGAGGTACAAGCTATTCGCCAAGCTCAAGGCTCTGCTTTCGGACTTCGCTGACTATTTCAAAAAATAAATTCAAAAAAATTTCCGAATAGGGGTGAGCGGTCGCAGAGCTTTTGTCATAGGGAGGTTGAGGACGCAAGAACGAAAAAAATAGCTTCCTCAAAGGAGACCTATGAAATGACCAAAGAGTCAAAACAGGACACGGACTGCAAGCAATGTCGTTTGAATGCGGAAGTTGCGCAGTCGCTCTGGGCAATCAGCATCGTGGCGAAGAACCTCGCCGAGCGCGTCACGGCAATGAACGCCCAGTTAAGGTCGGGAGGTGAGAGCGGTGCCACCTAACAACCACGCCGTTCTCTCCGCTTCGTCCTCGCACAGGTGGCTACATTGCAACCCATCGGCGCGGTTGGAGCTGGAGTTCGAGGACAGGGAAACCTCTGCCGCCTCGGAAGGCACCGCCGCCCACGCGCTCTGCGAACACAAGCTCAAACGCAGGCTCAAACTCCGCAGCGATCGCCCCGTTTCGCATTGGGACAATGACGAGATGGAGCAGTACACGGACGAGTACGTGGACTTCGTGATGGAGCAAGTGATACGTGAACGCAAGCGCGATGAAAACACACAGGTGCTTATCGAGCAGCGGTTGGATTTCTCGTGTTTTGTGCCGGACGGGTTCGGAACGGGCGACTGCCTCATCGTAAGCAAAGGCCGACTCCACATCATCGACTTTAAGTACGGGCAAGGCGTACTGGTCGAGGCGGAGGACAACCCGCAGATGAAGCTGTACGCACTCGGCGCATTGGAGCAGTTTGGCGAACAGTACCAAATCAAGAAAGTGAAGATGACCATTTTCCAACCCCGCCGCGAGAACGTCAGCACTTGGGAAACGACCGCTTTCAAGCTCAAAACCTGGGCCAAGAAAGACCTCAAACCTAAAGCAGAACGCGCATTCAAGGGCGAAGGCGAGTATTGCCCCGGCGAGTGGTGCTTGTTCTGCAAAGCGGCGGTCAAGTGCCGTGCAAGGGCAGAGGACAAGCTCCGCCTGGCGCAGACCGAGTTCAAGCTCCCGCCGCTCTTGACGGATTCGGAGATAGAGCAGGTGCTTGCCAAACTCCCCGACCTCAAAAAATGGGCAGACGAGATACAGGACTATGCGCTCCAAGCCGCGCTCGGCGGGAAGGAATGGACAGGCTTCAAGCTCGTGGAGGGCAGGTCGGTCAGAAAGTACGCAGATGAGTCGGCCGTTGCGCAAGCGGCGAAAGACGCGGGGTATCGTGACATCTACAAGCAATCGCTCATCCCTATCACGGAAATGGAGCGGCTGATGGGCAAGAAGGACTTTGAGAAAGTCCTGGGCGGTTTGGTCGTCAAGCCGCAGGGCAAACCAACGCTTGTTCCCGAAACAGACAGGCGTCCGGCAATCAATGTTTCGGCAAAAAACGAATTCAATGAAATTAAAGGAGAATTTTGAACTATGGCAAACAACAAGACAAAAGTGGTAACGGGACTCGTAAGACTTTCCTATGCGAACGTATGGGAACCCAAAGCGGCGAATGAGAACGCGCAACCGAAGTACAGCGTATCCATCATCATTCCCAAGAGCGACAAAGAAACGCTCAAGAAAATCAACGATGCCATCGATGCGGCAATCGAAGAGGGGATCGGCAAGTTCGGCGGCAAGAAACCGAACAAGGCAGCGATCAAGCTCCCGCTCCGTGACGGCGATATCGAGCGCGAGGACGATGAAGCGTACAAGGGCGCGTACTTCGTCAACGCGAACAGCGTAACGCCTCCCCAGATCGTGGATACGCACGTCCAGCCGATCCTGGAACGCAGCGAGGTGTACAGCGGTGTCTATGCGCGGGTATCCATCAACTTCTACGCCTTCAACTCGAACGGCAACAAAGGCATCGCTTGCGGCCTGGGCAATATCCAGAAGGTAAAGGACGGCGAACCTCTCGGCGGCAGAACGAATGCGGCGGACGACTTCGAAGCCGTAGCAGACGATGAACTGTTCGGCGGTTAAGGCGTAAGGCTTGCGGGGCGGTCGGCTGCTCGGCCGCCCTTAAAGCCATAAGTTTGAGGTGGCAAAACAATGAAAACATTATCCATCGATATCGAGACGTATTCGAGTTGCGACTTAACCAAGTCCGGCGTGTATCGTTACGCCGAAAGCGATGACTTCGAGGTCTTGCTTTTCGGCTATGCCGTGGACGGCGGTGATGTGCAGGTCGTAGATATAGCGAGTGGTGAAAAGATACCGCCCGAAATCACCGCAGCGCTCACGGACGAGTCGGTCAAGAAATTTGCGTTCAACGCGCAGTTCGAGCGTGTATGTCTGTCGCGGTTTTTGGGCTATCCGAAGGGTGAATATCTCTCGCCGGACAGCTGGTACTGCACGATGGTCTGGTCGGCAACGCTCGGTCTTCCGCTCTCGCTTGAGAAGGTCGGCGAGGTGTTGGGACTGAAAGAGCAGAAGCTCTCGGTCGGCAAAGACCTCATCCGTTACTTTTGCAAGCCGTGCGAACCCACCGCGACCAACGGCGGCAGGACGCGCAACAAGCCGCAACACGCGCCCGACAAGTGGTTGCTTTTCAAAGCCTACAACAAGCGCGACGTGGAGGCAGAAATGGCGATACAGCGCAAGGTATCCGTTTTCCCCGTTTCGGCGGAGGAGTGGGAGAACTATCACCTCGACCAGCGCATCAACGACATGGGTATCGCACTCGATATGGACTTCGTCGATCATGCCATATCCTGTGACGAAACTTCCAGCCGCAGAGCAGAGGAACGCGCAAAAACCTTGTCGGGCATAAAAAACCCGAACTCGCCCACGCAGCTCAAAGCGTGGCTCGTCGAACAAGGCCAGAGCGTGGAATCGCTCTCGAAAGCGGAGGTCGCAAGGCTTTTGAAGGATGCAACGGGCAACGTGGAGGAGATACTAAAGCTCCGCCAGGAACTTGCGAAAAGTAGCGTGAAGAAGTACATCGCCATGAAGAGCGCGGTGTGCGCGGACGGCAGAGCGCGGGGACTGATCCAGTTCTACGGCGCAAACCGCACGGGCAGGTATTCGGGGCGACTCATTCAAGTACAAAATTTACCGCAAAACCATCTCTCCGACTTAGGCTCTGCAAGACAAGCAGTTAAAGTCGAGGACATTTCGGAGATAGAGCGGCAGTACGGCAATGTTTCTAACGTACTATCCGAGCTTATCCGCACAGCGTTCGTGCCGAAGTCGGGTAGCCGTTTCATCGTAGCGGACTACTCGGCAATCGAGGCACGGGTGATCGCGTGGTACGCAAAAGAGGACTGGCGCATCAAGGTCTTTGAAGAGGGCAGAGACATCTACTGTGCCTCTGCAAGCCAGATGTTCAAAGTGCCGGTCGTGAAGAACGGTGTGAACGGGCATCTTCGGCAGAAGGGCAAGATCGCGGAACTTGCGCTCGGCTACGGCGGCTCGGTCGGGGCATTGAAGGCAATGGGCGCAACGGCGATGGGGATTCCCGAAGAGGAATTAAAGCCGCTCGTCAACGCCTGGCGCAATTCCAACCCACACATCGTTCAGCTTTGGTGGGCGGTAGACAGAGCCACGCAGTACGTTGTGAAAAGCAAGCAACCCTACGAATGCTATGGTTTACGGTTCAGCTACGAGAAGGGTATCCTGTTCATCCGTTTACCGTCCGGGCGTAGGCTCGCATACATCCGCCCGCGCATGGGCGTGAATAACTTCGGTAGCGACTGTGTGACCTACGAAGGCCTCGGCGGTACGAAAAAATGGGAACGTATCGAGAGTTACGGTCCCAAGTTTGTGGAGAACATCGTCCAGGCTACTGCGCGAGACATCCTCGCGGGCGCGATCAAGCGGCTGTCGCAGCGCGGATACCGCATCACGATGCACGTGCATGACGAAGTCGTGCTTGAAGTCCCGAACGGGAGATCGAGCGTGGAAGAGGTGAGCCGCATCATGGGCGAAACGCCCGCATGGGCAAAAGGACTTCTGCTCCGCGCGGACGGATACGAATGTGAGTTTTACAGAAAGGAGTGAGGATATGCGCGATTCAAGCTATTACAACAAGGAAGGCTATCCTATCCCCACGCATTACTACGCAGAGCAAAACATCCTCGCCGAGGAGCGGGCAAGGCTCAAACGCCTTCACGCTTTTCGACCCGTGGTGTACATCTGCTCACCGCTGCGCGGCGATGTGCCGAACAATGTCCGCAACGCCAGGCGATATAGCCGATTTGCGGTCAAGCAAGGCTATCTGCCAATCGCGCCGCATCTGCTGTTCCCGCAGTTCTTGAACGATGCGGACGAGGATGAGCGTGAGATCGGGATATACATGGGCCTTGTATTGCTCACGAAGTGCAAGGAGCTGTGGGTGTTCGGCGAGAAGAAGAGTGAGGGCATGATACGGGAGATAAAGCGCGCGAAATGGCGCAATATCCCCATCCGCTATTTCAGCGAGGAACTGGAGGAAAAAGATGGACAATGTGAATCATCCGAAGCATTACACCTCGACCAAGATCGAGACGATTGACATCATACAGGACAAACTGACCGCCGAGGCGTTCGAGGGGTTCTGTATCGGGAATGCAATGAAGTATCTGACCCGCTATAAGCTCAAGAACGGGTTGGAGGACTTGCAGAAAGCGCGCTGGTATTTAGACAAGATCATAAGCGTGAAGGAGGAGGACAATGGTTGACCCGTTCAGAGGCTATGTGAAGACGAAGGACAAAAGTCCTTGCCAGAAGTTCGGCAAGGGTGAGCCGCTTTTGACGGAAGATGATGTGAAGGATATGTCAGAATATGCGGGCATCCTTAACGGCGAATACACGGTCAAGGATGTGGACGATTCGGACGAAGCGGAACGCTTATACCGCCTGATCGTTGACCTTGACCTCAATTGTCGGGTCTATAAGACGACCAGAGGGATGCACTTCATGTTCAAGAACGGCGAATTCTGCAAAAAGGGCGTAGTGAAGGCAACGGACGCGCTCGGCTTGGGATTCGACGTCCGCACGGGAAAGAATATGTACATTGTGTTGAAGTATCACAATACATATCGTCCTATCCTCCGCGATTTCGATGAAAATCGCCCAATCGACACCTTGCCGAAGATGCTCTCGCCGATAAAAGGTGCGGAGAAACTCGCGGGCATGGGCGAGGGGGATGGCAGAAACGGCGCGCTGTTTAAGCATTCCGCGCTCTTGCTCCGAAACGGGTTTACGCCCACCGAGGTCAAGCGCATTCTGTACCTCATCAACCAGTATATCTTTTCCGAACCGCTCCCGGACGAGGAGATGAAAAAGCTCACGCGCAGGGAGGCATTGGAAAACTTCGACACGGGCAGGACAACGGCGGAGGAGGACTTCGGTTCGCCCTTGCGCCCCAAGAGCCAGAACGATATCGGCATGGCGGAGCTGTTCGTACGCGAGTATAAATCGGAAGTGCGCTACAGCGAGGCGACGGGCTGGCTCGTATGGAACGGTCGGCAATGGGAGGTCTCCGACCTCAAAGCCGAACAGCGGTATCTGGAGTTCATCAAGCGTGTATTCGAAGAGGCGAAACGTGACGTCAAGACTGCATACGAACTGTACGGTGACGACGTCGTTGCCGAGGGTGAAAAGCAGGCAAAGACGAAAAACGATGAGCAAATCAAGAACGCGCTCGCGTATTACAAGTTCATCAACAAGATGTGCGACAGCTCCAAGATCACGGCGGTCCTCAAAGTAGCGAAGAGCCTGTTGGAGATCGACATCAAGCTCCTGGACAGTAACCCGTTCGAATTAAATACACCCAGCGGCATCGTCGACCTCAAGACAGGCGTGGTGTACCCGCACAGGGCGGAGGCGTACTGTACGAAGATGACGAAGGTGTACGCATCGACGGACGGAGAGCAGATGTGGCAGGAATGCCTGGACATGGTCTCGCAAGGCGATGACGAGTTCAAAGCCTACCTTCAAGCGGTAGCCGGGGCGATAGCGATAGGCAAGGTCTATAACGAGTCGCTGATCATTGCATACGGCGACGGCGCGAACGGCAAAAGCACGGTGTTCAATACCATCTATGACGTGTTGGGCGACTATGCGGGGAAGATCCCCGCCGAAGCACTCACCACGCGTGCGAAGAACACGAAAGTCGACCTTGCGGAGCTGTTCGGCAAGCGGTTCATCCTTGCCAGCGAAACGGAGGAAGGCCAACGCCTGTCTACGAGTATGCTCAAGCAAATAGCGAGCGTGGACTCCATCACGGCGGAGAAGAAATACCGCGATCCGTTCACGTTCGTCCCGACACATACGACCGTGTTATACACCAATCATCTGCCGCGCGTCGGCAGTAGCGACAAAGGCACCTGGCGAAGGCTGGTGGTCGCGCCGTTTCTTGCGAACATCCCGAACCCGCGTATGGGCTATGGCGAGGAGCTTATCGAGAAGGCGAGCGGTGCAGTCCTAAAATGGATCCTGGACGGCGCGAAGCAGTTCATCGACAACGCCTTCATGCTCCCGACCTGTAAAAAAGTGGACATGGCGGTCGGCAAGTACAAGGAAGAGAACGACTGGCTCGGCGGGTTTCTGGACGAGTGCTGCAATGTGGGCGAGCTGGAAACCTGTGGCGGCGGGGTGCTGTACAAGACCTATCGCGCCTGGGCGACGGAACAGGGCGAGTATGTGCGCAGAAACCGTGATTTTGCCGAGGCGTTGCGTCAGTCGGGCTTCACATCGAAACGCACGAAAACGGGCGTGATCTGGTCGGGGCTGTCCCTGTCCGAAACGCGTGCTTTCGGCAGAACGGCAGAGGAGGATTTCCTCAAATAACGGAGGTGGTGAATGATGGTTACGGATAATATCCTTCTTTCTTTTATGAGAAAGAAAATAAATTCTCATAATGGACTTTTGGAAATCATCGGTAACCATACATCACCAGCCAATTTATGAGGTGGCGGTATGCGAGAAAAGAATATCGAAAGTAAACTTTGCAAGGCAGTCAAGAAAAGAGGCGGACTGTGTCTGAAGTTCGTAAGTCCGGCGTTTAACGGGGTTCCCGACCGTATCGTCCTATTAAGCGGTGGAAGAATCGCGTTCGTGGAAGTTAAAACACCCGGCGAAACGCTGCGCCCGATCCAGAGAAAGCGCAAATGGCAACTGGAGCGGCTGGGGTGTAAGTTGTTTTGCCTGGATAGTGAAGAGAAAGTGGAGGAAGTCGTCAATGCAATACAAGCCTTATGAGTATCAGCGATATGCAACGCGGTTCATACAAACACACGAAGCCTCCGCGATTTTCCTGGACTGCGGCATGGGCAAGAGCGTGATAACGCTCACCGCAATCCAGCATCTCATCGCAAACGGCAAGGCGCGGCGTGTGCTTATCATCGCACCCCTGCGTGTAGCGCAGACGACCTGGCCCGACGAGATCCGAAAGTGGGATCACTTGAACGGACTCACGTTCGCTGTAGCGGTCGGAACTTGCGAACAGCGCATCGCGGCACTTCGGCAAAAAGCGGACATCACGATCATCAACCGCGAGAACGTGGAATGGCTGATCGCCAAGAGCGGGCAGAAGTGGTGCTTTGACACCGTGGTCGTGGACGAGCTGTCATCGTTCAAGTCCTATCAGGCAAAGCGGTTCAAATACCTCTTGAAGGTTCGGCCGTTCGTGTCGCGGATCGTCGGGCTTACGGGAACGCCAGCCAGCAACGGGTTGATGGACTTATGGGCAGAGTTCCGTGTGTTGGATATGGGCGAACGGCTCGGTCGGTACATAACGCGGTACAGGGAAACGTACTTCACGCCGGACAAGCGTAACGCGCAAGTTGTGTTCTCGTACAAGCCGTTGCCCGGCGCGGAGGAACGGATATACGAAAAAATAGGGGACATGACCATCTCCATGAAAGCGAAGGAGTATCTCAAAATGCCGGAGCTGATGCAAAACAACGTCTATGTCAAGCTGGACGCGAAAGCGGAGCGGGTGTACGCCGAACTCAAGGACGAGATGGTCGTTGAACTGAAAGGTGCGGAGATCGATGCGGTGAACGCGGCAGTCCTTTCCAACAAGCTCTTGCAGATGTCGAACGGCGCGATCTATGCCGATGACGGGAAGATCGTCAAGATCCATGACGCGAAGTTGGACGCTTTGGAGGACCTGTGCGAGAGCGCGAACGGCAAACCCGTGCTTGTGGCATACTGGTTCAAGCACGATCTGCAACGCATAAAAGAGCGGTTTCCTACGGCAAGGGAGATAAAGACGGCAGAGGATATTCGTGACTGGAACAAAGGCGAAATAGCGATGGGACTTATCCATCCCGCCTCGGCGGGACACGGCTTGAACCTGCAACAGGGCGGTTCGACCATCATCTGGTTCGGACTTACCTGGAGTTTGGAGCTGTACCAGCAGTTGAACGCAAGGCTCTATCGGCAAGGGCAGAAGGAAACGGTGGTTATTCATCATATCCTGACGCGAGGAACGATAGACGAACGAGTCCTCCGCGCGGTAGGCGAGAAGGACAAAACACAATCGGCACTTATCGATGCGGTAAGAACGGAACTTGGGAGGTAATACATAATGCGCGAGAATTGGCAGGATTTAGCAAACGCGATCATCATCCAGGCGGTCAAAGACCACCGCCGTGCGCAGCGCGTCTTGAAAGCGCATCCGCGGCACATAGCGGCAAAGAAAATTAAGGACGAAACGGAGTCGTTCTTCCGTTCGGACTGGTACCGTGCGTTGACGAACGTGGATGGCGAGGTGCTTATCAAACGACTGAACTCGGAGGTATGAGAATGACGGCAATCGAGTATTTGAGCCAAGTGACGTATATCGACCGAAAGATACAGTACGACCTTTCGGAGCTGGAGGAGTTGCGCCTTCGCGCCGAGTCCGTATCTTCGCCGAACCTTGCGGAGAATGTATCGCATACCCGCAGTACCGAGGCTCCGTTCGTGAAAGTGCTGGAACTGATCTGGGCAAAGCAGGAGCGCATCAACCGTGAGCTTGCGGAGCTGGAGCAAAAGCGCGAAGAGGTAAAGAGCGCGATTGAGCGGCTGGAGAACGAGGATGAACGGCTACTGTTATTGTATCGCTATATCCGTGGCATGAAATGGGAGGACATCGGCGAGGAACTCCATGCGGGGAGGTCGACGTTGTTCCGCTGGCACAAGAGCGCATTATCCAAGATCCGTGTGCCGGGCTAAAAAGTTGGGACTAAATGGGACTAAATGGAACATAACGGGACTTGATGGAACGAGCCATTGTGTGGTATGATATACTCGTCAAAAAATAATCAGCAAGGCTTTGAGCGCACGGCTCGAAGCCTTTTTTCTTTGCGAGGGGAAGAATGCCCAGGAAACCGAAAAAGCCGTGCCGTTTTCCCGGCTGTCCGCGACTTACGGACGGACAGTATTGCGAGGAACACCAACGGCTCATGAACGAGCGGTACAACAAGTACGAACGCCCATACGATACGTCTGTCCGCTATGGTGGGGGATGGCGTAAGATCCGTAACCGTTACATCAAGGCGCATCCTCTGTGCGAGGAATGCCTGGCGGCGGGGCGGGTGACGGCGGCGACGGAAGTGCATCACAAGCTACCGCTCGGCAAGGGCGGCACCCATGATGATACGAACTTGATGTCGCTCTGCAAGTCCTGCCACAGCCGCATCACGGCAGAGTCGGGCGATAGGTGGGGCAAGCGGCGTTGAAAAGGGTGGGGGTATCGAAATCTCTATAGCGCGGGACCTTGTCAGCGGGCCTAGGGTGCTGTGTGCAAAAATCGCTTTTCAAACGTGGTATTAACCCCCAAAGCGTAAGAAATAATAACCGATTTTGAAATGAGGGATAAACTATGGCAAAAGACGGCACTATGCGCGGCGGCGCGAGAGTGGGTGCTGGTAAAAAACCGAAAGCATTACATCAAAAAATCAACGAAGGCTCCGCAGACGGAGCTTTAATTTTGCCCCAGCCCGTGGAGCTGGAAGGCGCGGACGTACCGCCTGTGAAGGAATACCTCAAAGCCGCGCAAAAGAACGGCAAGGAACTGCTTGCGGAAGAGGTGTTCAACGAAACATATCTCTGGCTCAAAAAGTTCGGGTGCGCGGAGCTGGTGAACACGCAGCTCATCAACCAGTACGCGATGGCGGTGGCGCGGCAGATCCAATGCGAAGAGGCTCTGTCCGAATACGGGTTTCTTGCCAAGCACCCCACAACGGGCAACGCGATATCCAGTCCGTATGTGTCCATGCTCATCCAGTTCACGAAACAGGCGAACCAGGCGTGGATGCAGATTTACCAGATCGTGAAAGAGAACTGCGCCGTGGACTTCGGTGCAAGTCCGCACGATGACATGATGGAGCGGCTACTCGCGTCCAGGCGCAAAAGTTAAGGAGGAACGAATATGTTTGAAAAAGTAAATCCGAGCCATCCCGACAAGCAGGCCGACCGCATTGCCGGGGCGTTGGTGGACTTGGCGTATGCGAATGCGACAGACCCCAGGATCGCGGTCGAGGTACTCATCGGTCACGGCGTGTGCCATATCATTGCCGAAACCTCGACTTCGCTCGACCTTGCAAAAGTCAAGCAAGCGGTCAAGCGCATTGCTGGCAACCTCCGCGTGGACTATAAGGAGTTTGCCCAGGACAAGTATCTGTCCGACAATCAAGAAGGCAAGATCCGTTGCGGCGATAACGGCATCTTCAAAGGTGTACCGCTCACGGACGAGCAGAGGAAACTCTCGGAAATCGCGCGGTCGATCTATGCGGAGTATCCCACGGACGGGAAATACATCCTGGACGATACACGACTCATCATCTGCCAGAGCAATGTGCCTTCGGATAAGCTGTACAAGAAGTACCCCGACTCGCTCGTCAACCCTCTGGGTGACTGGACGGGCGGCACGGACGTGGACACGGGTGCGACCAACCGCAAGCTCGGCTCGGACATGGCGGACTCCGTCACGGGCGGGGGACTTCACGGCAAAGACCTCTCGAAAGCGGATGTCAGCGCGAATATCTATGCGTGGCTGAAAGCGCAGAGCGAGAACCGCGAGGTGGCGTTCAGTTGCGCCATTGGCGATGAGAGCATTGATGGCAGACCGTATGCGGAAATTGTCGAAATTGCTCGAAACTATATCGAGTCGGTCGGCGGGTTCGAGAAGTTTGCCGAGTGGGGGTTGGTATGATGAAGACGACCACGAACATGGAGCTGGTGGAACTTGATAAACTCGTTCCGTATGTCAACAACGCGAGGACGCATTCGCCGGAGCAGATCAATAAGCTCCGCGCGAGCCTTCGTGAGTTCGGGTTCATCAACCCCGTCATCATCGATAAGGACTACGGTATCATCGCAGGACACGGCAGGGTGATCGCCGCCCGCGAAGAGGGGATCGAGAAGATACCGTGCGTGTTCGCCGACCACTTGACCGAAGCGCAGAAGAAAGCATACATCCTTGCGGACAACCGCATGGCACTCGATGCCGGGTGGGACGAAGAACTTCTGCGCGTGGAGATCGAGGCATTGCAAGCCGAGGCGTTCGATGTGAGCCTCACGGGTTTCGATGAGAAAGAGATCACCGATCTTTTCAAAGATACACAAGAAGAACTCAAAGACGATGACTATGACCTCACAGCCGCGCTGGAAAAGGCGGCGTTTGTAAAGAAGGGGGACTTGTGGGTAGTGGGGCGGCATCGGCTGTTGTGCGGCGATGCGACCAACGCCGAGGATGTGGACAAGCTCTGCGAGGGTAAGCGCGTCAACCTCATCCTCACCGATCCGCCTTACGGTGTGTCGTTTAAGAGTGCAAGCGGGTTGACGATCCGGAACGACAGCATGAAGAATGAGGAGTTCTATTCGTTCCTACTCGCGGCGTTCAAGAACATGGTTTCGCATTTAGAGCCGGGCGGGAGCGTGTATGTGTTCCATGCGGACACGGAAGGACTCAATTTCCGTCGCGCGTTTATCGATGCGGGACTGCATCTTGCGGGGTGCTGTATTTGGGTGAAGAACTCGCTTGTTCTGGGCAGGTCGGACTATCAATGGCAACACGAGCCTGTGCTGTACGGCTTTCTTAAAAACGGCAGGCACCAATGGTACTCGGACAGGAAGCAAACGACCATCTGGAACTTCGATAAACCCAAGCGCAACGAAAACCATCCCACGAGCAAGCCGCTTGATTTACTTGGCTATCCGCTCAAGAATTCCACGCAGGAGAACGCCATTGTTTTGGACACCTTCGGCGGCAGCGGCTCAACGCTCATGGCTTGCGAACTTTCGAACCGCATTTGCTACACGATGGAACTGGACGAGAAGTACGCATCGGTCATCCTTAGGCGGTATGTGGAGGACACGCAGGATGCCGAGAACGTGTATGTCATCCGCGATGGTGTGAAACACCTGTACGCGGAGCTGGTGAAAGAGGTAGAGGGTAGGAATGCATAAGAAACTCACGCTCGGCAGCTTGTTCGACGGCTCCGGCGGTTTCCCGCTCGGCGGGATGCTTGCCGGGGTTTTGCCTGTCTGGGCATCGGAGATAGAGCCGTTTGCCATACGGGTTACGACCAAGCGAATGCCGTTTTTGAAACACTACGGCGATATCAGCGGAATGGATGGCGGGAAAATCGAACCCGTGGACATCATCACATTCGGCTCGCCTTGCCAGGATATGAGCGTGGCAGGCAAGCGGAGCGGTTTGGACGGGAGCAGGTCGTGCCTGTTCTACGAAGCCATCCGCATCGTCAAGGAAATGAGGAGAGCAACAAATGGAGAATATCCGAGATACATCGTCTGGGAAAACGTCCCCGGCGCATTCTCAAGCAACGGCGGCTACGACTTCAAAGCCGTCCTCGAAGCGGTCATCGGTGTCGTACAAGCGGCTGCCGAGGTGCCTATGCCTGGTAAAGGCGGCTGGGCCTACGCCGACTGCATCGTGGGTGACGAGTGGAGCATTGCTTACCGAGTTCTTGACGCTCAATACTGGGGAGTCCCCCAACGCCGTCGTCGAATCTACCTTGTCGCAGATTTTGGAGGTCGGGGTGCCGCAGACATACTATTTAAGTCAGAAGGCGTGTCTGGGTATTCTGCGCCGGGCTTCCGTGCGTGGCAAAGAACTGCCAACCATCTTGAAGCTGGCATTGGAGCGTCAGGCTGCGCTTTCGACGGATACAACGGCGCAGTAGCTGGCGTTGCCGCCACGCTCGGTGTGAACTGCGGCATCACCACGGGACGGAACGGAATCGTTGAGGAAACGTCCGCCGATGTCTTTGAAAACCACGGCAACGATACACGCTACATCGGTCCCGTGCCCGTGGCGCAGACGGTATCCGCTACATATGGCACGGGCGGGAACAATCAGCCGTTCGTGGTCAAAGCCGCGACACCGAAAACGCTGAAGATCCGCTCCGGCTGTGAGGGCGGTGGCAAGGGCGCGTTGGTGCAGGACAATAAGTCCGCCACGCTCTCGTGCAATAACGACCAGACCTTGTTCGAACCTAAGAGCTGGAACGGGGAACAGGTCGCGCCCACGCTCACCAAGCAGAACGCGGGCGGCAATCAGCGGATGCCGGACAAAGACAACTTCAACTGCGTATTGGAGCCGTTCGGCATCTCGGCAAAGGACAGCAACGCCATGCGCTCGCCCAACCCCAAGAGCGGCATCTATAAAGCCAAGACCGCCCGCACCCTTGACGGGAACGGCGGCAGTCCCGCGTGTAACCAGGGCGGTATTGCCATTGTCTGCGTGGAAAAGGGCGAGCCGACATTCTGTATTCAAGGCTCCATGATCGGGCGCAAGGACGAGAACGGTCCGCAGGGCGATGGTTTGAACGAGGATGTGTCGTTCACGCTCAATGCGACCGACCGCCATGCCGTGTACGCAATGACCACGGGCAGTTTTCAACAGGTGGAGGAGGACAAGTCCCCGACGCTCATGGCGCGGGATTTCAAAGACCCCAACGCCGTGTGTTACGGCATCGGCAGGGACGCATTCAACCAGGGCAAGAACGCGAAGTTCACGCCCTCGTTCGAGGAGGAACGCCAACCCACGCTCGTGGCGAAAGGCCCCGGCGCGGTGATGAACGGCGGTGAGAGTTTGTACACCGTGCGTAGGTTAACGCCAACCGAGTGCGCGAGATTGCAGGGCTTCCCCGATTGGTGGTGCAGTCAACTGGATACACCGAAACCCACGGACGAAGAGGTCTATTTCTGGTACAAGGTCTTTAATACCTATGCGCGGGTGACGGGAACGGGCAAGCCGAAGACGGCACGGCAGATTCGTGCGTGGCTCGCAAGCCCGCATACCGATTCGGCGGAGTATAAGATGTGGGGCAACGGTGTGGCTCTGCCGTGCGTATATTTTGTTTTGTCCGGAATTGTCTGGGCGAACGGCAAAGAATGAGCGAGAAATGACTTGCTATTTTTCGGCGTTAGAATGATATATGGTACACCGAAAGATAGGAGGTATTTTATGTTTGACATCACGCAAGAGCAGCTTGATAAGCTGAGAATGCAGTTTCCGAAAGGCGCAAAGGTTCGGCTTGTCAAAATGGACGACTTTCAAGCACCGCCGATCGGCACGGAAGGCGAAGTAACCGAGGTGGATGACACGGGCACGATCCATGTGCAATGGGCAACAGGTTCTACGCTCGGCGCAATTTACGGCGAGGACAAAGTGGAGCTTGTGGACAGGGTCGTAACCGTCTGTTACGGAAAGAAACGGGAGTGGGAAAGCCGCAATGAAGCAATTGCTTTTTATGTGGACTGTATGCTCAATTCCGAGGGGGCGGAGCAGGAACGATACCTCGAAATTTACCTTGATTTGATGGCTGGAAAAACGCTCTGTTTGGACGAAAAATCAGCCAAAAAATAGCCCGAAAAAATAGCGAAAAAATAAATATTTATTATCGAATATCGGCGCAAATAGACTGGATATATGTGTGTTTTAGAGGTAATATACACCTACAATTAAGAACGGAGGACACCTCAAAATGAAGAACACACAAAGGCAAATCGAAGGGATGAAAAAGCAGACCATCGGCGTTGAGATCGAGATGGCTGACATAACCCGCCAGAAGGCAATCAAGGTGGTTGCAAACTACTTTGGAACGGGCAACACGGTCCGCCACGATGGCGGGAGCTACGATGCCTGGAGCTGCCTTGACAACCAGAACAGGAGATGGACGATAACGCGCGATGTTAGCATCCGCGCCGACAGGGACGAGGAGAAAGCCGAGCTTGCAACGCCCATCCTTAAATACGAGGACATTGAGGACTTGCAGGAGATAGCCAGGCAGCTCCGCCACGCTGGTGCGGTTTCCAACCCCAACCACGGTTGCGGCGTTCACATCCACATCGGTGCGAACGGACACACGGCAAAAACACTTCGCAACCTTGTCAACATCATGGCAAGTCACGAGCCGCTCCTCAAAGAGAGCTTGAAACTCGACAGCTACCGCGTCCGCCATTATTGCCAGATGGTAGACTCAAAGTTCTTAAAAGAGGTCAACAGAAAGAGACCCACTTCGATGTCGGCACTCGCGGACATTTGGTACAACACCCAGAGCGATGGCTACCGTTCAAGAAGTTCACACTACAACGGTTCGCGCTACCACATGACCAACCTCCACGCGACCTTCACGAAAGGCACGATTGAGTTCCGACTCTTCCAGTTTGACAACCCTTCGCTGGACAAGAAAGGCGGCATTCACGCAGGACAGCTCAAGAGCTACATTCAACTTTGCCTGGCACTTTCCGAAATGGCGAAAGAGGTGAGCAAAGCGAGCAGCCGTCCCCAGCAGAACGAGAATCCGAAGTACGCGATGCGCACATGGCTTTTAAGGCTTGGGTTCATCGGCGATGAGTTCGCAACGGCAAGGGAAATCCTCACCCGCAACCTTCGCGGCGATGCGGCTTTCAGAAGCGGCACAAGGGCTTGCTAAGGGGGGTGACGGAGATGAGATATTACCTCGCATACGGCAGCAACCTCAACCTCGACCAGATGCAGTATAGGTGTCCGAAAGCGACACCTATCGGCACGGCGGTCATTAAGGGATATGAGCTACTCTTTAAGGGTAGCAAGACAGGCGCCTACCTCACGATTGAAAAGAACGAAAACGAGTATGTTCCCGTAGGTGTGTGGGAAGTGAACGAGGCAGAGGAACGGAGACTCGACATCTACGAAGGGTATCCGAACTTTTACTACAAAAAGGACATCGAGGTCTGGCTCAGGGATTGGGACGGCAATCGGCGCAAAATAAACGCATTCGTCTACATCATGCACGAGGACAGACCGCTTGGTGAGCCGAGCCTGTACTATGTCCGCACTTGCGCGGAAGGGTACAGGAATTTCGGATTCAAGATCGAACATTTACGCAAAGCACTCGAAAAATCAAGTCAAAGGAGATAAACGATAATGAAAGAAGTCATCAAAACCATCTGCCCGAAATGCGGCAAGGAGTATACTGGCGCACCCGCGCTGTCAAGACTGGACAACACGACTCTCGTCTGCCCCGAATGCGGCACGAGGGAGGCACTTGAAAGCATTGGCCTGCCCGAACGGGAGATAGAGGACATCGTTGCGGTTCTGCATACGGTGAACCAGACGGAAAACAACTAAACGACAACATTCGACAACAACCGACAAAAAGACTGCTTAATAATAGGCGGTCTTTTTTCGTTACAAAGATATGCAAGATTGACGGCGGCAGTCCGCCCACGGGGTGTGTTTTTAAGAGGTTTAGAGGGGACAGTGAGCGTCTTAAAGTTTTGCTTGGGTGCGTATATAGTGTCTTTGCCACACACTATATAGTGGACGAAATTCGGCAAAATACGGCAAAATACGCTCGAAATCGGCAATATACGGCGAGAGATGGGGATTTTAGAGGTCTATACACACTATCTATACTCCTGTAAATCCCTGTAAATGCCGAGTCAAAAACCTCTAAAACCTCTAAAATAGAGCGGCTATAGTGAACACACCGCCTGTAAATGCGCAAATATTCGACAATAATCGGCTATATGGCGCATAATTCGGCATTTTTCGCTGTATTTACAGGATCGGATAGTGTCTGGATAGTGTGTAGAGACACTATCGGTGAGACTTTTACAGGGATTGTCGGGCGGTTTTACAGGGAGGCGTAAGCGGAATATACGCTCCATAGACGGATATTTCGCCATAAATGGGCAAAATTCGGCAAAATATCGCGGTTTTCGGCAACTATATAGTGTAAACGGCTGTGTGTTTTAAGAGAATTAATCGGCTACAAAACCTATGAATAAACTATAACCGCTTCGTGTATAGTGACTATGGTGAGAAATTTACAGGGAGGTGAGCGGCATCAGAAAGCTCAAAAAATACACACCGACCAAGTTCAAGGCTAAGGACTCGGTCTATAACAAAGCGGCGGCGGACTATGCCGTGAACTTCATTGAATGTCTCTGCCACACGAAAGGCACGTGGGCGGGCAAGCCGTTCGAGCTTATCGATTGGCAGGAACGTATTATCCGCGACATATTCGGTATCCTAAAGCCGAACGGCTACCGCCAATTCAATACGGCGTACATCGAGATACCGAAAAAGCAGGGTAAGTCGGAGCTTGCGGCGGCGGTCGCGTTGCTACTCACTTGCGGTGATGGCGAGGAACGCGCCGAGGTGTACGGCTGTGCAGCGGATAGGCAACAGGCATCTATCGTCTTTGAGGTGGCGGCGGACATGGTGCGTATGTGCCCCGCGCTCAACCGAAGGGTGAAGATACTTTCGGCGACAAAGCGCATCATTTATTCGCCAACGAACAGCTTTTACCAGGTGCTTTCGGCGGAGGCGTACAGTAAGCACGGGTTCAATATCCACGGCGTGGTCTTTGACGAGCTACACACGCAGCCGAACAGAAAACTATTCGATGTTATGACCAAAGGCTCCGGCGACGCGAGGATGCAGCCGCTATACTTCCTGATCACCACAGCGGGAACGGATACACATTCCATCTGCTACGAAACGCACCAGAAGGCGAAAGATATACTCGAAGGCAGGAAAATCGACCCCACATTCTATCCCGTCATCTACGGCGCGGAGGAAGGGGACGATTGGACGAGTCCCGCTGTTTGGAAGAAGGCGAACCCTTCGCTCGGCATCACGGTCGGGCTGGACAAGGTCAAAGCGGCCTGCGAATCGGCAAAGCAGAACCCGGCAGAGGAGAACTCGTTTCGCCAGCTACGCTTGAACCAGTGGGTGAAACAGGCGGTGCGTTGGATGCCGATGGAGAAGTGGGACAAATGCCAAGTCGCAATCGATGAGGAAGAGCTGGAAGGGCGCATTTGCTACGGCGGGCTTGACCTTTCCTCGTCAACGGATATTACGGCGTTTGTGCTGGTGTTCCCGCCGGAGGACGAGAACGGAAAATACATCATTCTGCCGTATTTCTGGATACCCGAAGAGAACATCACGTTGCGTGTAAACCGCGACCACGTTCCCTACGATTTGTGGCAACGGCAGGGGTATCTGGAAACGACCGAAGGTAACGTGGTGCATTACGGCTACATCGAAAAGTTCATCGAGCGCCTGGGCGAGAAATACCATATCCGCGAGATAGCGTTCGACAGATGGGGCGCGGTGCAGATGGTGCAGAACCTCGAAGGCATGGGGTTTACGGTCGTGCCGTTCGGACAGGGGTTCAAGGATATGTCCCCGCCGACAAAGGAACTGATGAAACTCGTGCTGGAACAGAAGATAGCGCACAACGGCCACCCCGTGCTGCATTGGATGATGGATAACATCTATATCCGAACAGACCCCGCGGGCAACATCAAGCCGGACAAAGAAAAATCCACGGAAAAGATAGACGGCGCGGTCGCAACAATCATGGCTTTGGACAGAGCCATTCGCTGCGGCAACGATACATCGGAGTCCGTGTACGATACGCGCGGAATACTCTTCATTTGAAGAATTCCGCAACACCAAGCATCTATCCCAAGCGGGTAGGTGCTTTTCTTATGCCAATTTTTGAGGAGGATTCAATAGATGGGACTTTTCTCGTTCCTATTTAAGGCGAGGGATAAGCCACAGAACCGCACGGCGGGCGGCGCGTTCACGTTCTTTCTCGGCGGTTCGACAAGCGGCAAGGTCGTGACCGAGCGGAGCGCAATGCAGATGACGGCGGTGTATTCCTGTGTGCGTATCCTGTCTGAAGCTGTGGCGGGATTGCCGTTGCATCTTTATAGGTACAAAGACGGTGGCGGTAAGGAAAAGGCGATAGATCATCCGCTGTATCGGCTTTTGCATGACGAGCCGAACCCGGAGATGAGTTCGTTCGTGTTCCGCGAAACGCTGATGACGCATCTGCTGTTGTGGGGGAACGCATACGCGCAGATCATCCGCAACGGCAAGGGCGAGATCATGGCGTTGTATCCGTTGATGCCGAACAAGATGCGCGTCGACCGCGACGAACACGGCAAGCTCTACTACGAATACTCGCACAGTTCGGACGAGGCTGGGACGATGAAAAACACGACCGTGCGGCTCACGCCGTATGACGTGCTACACATCCCCGGACTCGGTTTTGACGGTCTTGTCGGGTACTCGCCCATAGCAATGGCGAAGAACGCCATCGGCATGGCGATTGCGTGTGAGGAATACGGTGCAAAGTTCTTTGCGAACGGTGCCGCACCGAGCGGGGTATTGGAGCATCCGGGCGTTATCAAAGACCCGCAGAAGGTGCGCGATGCCTGGCAGAGCCAGTTCGGTGGTTCGGCAAACTCGAACAAGGTCGCGGTACTGGAAGAGGGCATGAAATACACGCCCATCTCCATCTCGCCGGAGCAGGCGCAATTCCTGGAAACACGGAAGTTCCAGATAAACGAAATAGCGCGTATTTTCCGTGTCCCGCCGCACATGGTCGGGGATTTGGAGAAATCGAGTTTTTCCAATATCGAGCAACAGTCGCTGGAGTTCGTGAAATACACGCTCGATCCGTGGGTGATACGTTGGGAGCAATCGCTCTCGCATATTCTGTTTACGGACGAAGAGAAAAAGACCTTGTTCTTCAAGTTCAGCGTTGAGGGTTTGCTTCGCGGTGATTACCAAAGCCGCATGAACGGTTACGCGACAGCGCGGCAGAACGGTTGGATGAGTGCAAACGATATCCGGGAACTGGAGAACATGGACAAGATCCCCGCCGAGGAAGGCGGTGATTTGTATCTTATCAACGGCAGTATGCTCCCGATGCAGAACGCGGGGGCTTATGCGGAAAAAGAAACTGACAAGGAGGAAACGGAACAGGATGAGGAAGTTTTGGAAGTGGAAGAATCAGCTTCCGACACCAAGCACGGACGCAGAACCGCCCGCCGAACGAGTCCTTGAGCTATACGGAACGATAGCAGAAGAGAGCTGGTTCGATGACGATATCACGCCCAGGATGTTCAAGGACGAACTCATGCAAGGCAAAGGCCCGATCACCGTCTGGATCAACTCGCCCGGCGGCGACTGTATCGCTGCGAGCCAGATCTATGCGATGCTCATGGACTATCCCGGCGACGTCACGGTCAAGGTGGACGGCTTGGCGGCAAGCGCGGCATCCGTCATCGCAATGGCGGGGACGAAGGTGCTTATGGCACCTACGGCGATGCTGATGATCCATAACCCGATCACGGCAGCGTTCGGGGACACGGCAGAAATGCAGAAAGCCATCGATATGCTCGCCGAGGTGAAGGAATCCATCATCAATGCCTACGAGATCAAAACGGGACTTTCCAGGGCAAAGCTCGCGCATCTCATGGACGAGGAGACATGGATGAACGCGAAACGCGCAATCGAACTGGGGTTCTGTGACGGACTGCTGGAAGGGAACGCGCCGCCCGCTGTGGACGTGGCGTTCGATTTTTCACGCAGGGAGTGTGACAACGCACTCTTGAACAAGCTCGTCTCGACCAAGCCGAATGAAGAAGGCAGGTCGGTGGCAGAGCTTCGGAACATCATCAAACAAATCAAGGAAGTCATCTAAGGAGGAGAAACAATATGACTATCAATGAAATGGTTGCAAAGCGCAAAGTCCTTCTGAACACGATGGACAAGTTCCTCGAATCGCATAAGAACGAGAACGGACTTCTGTCCAAACAGGACGATGCCGCATATGCGGATATGGAAGGTCAGTTCAAAGCAATGACCGCCGAGATCCAGCGTATGCAGCGCAGGGAAGAGATGGAGAAAGAAATGGAAAAGCCCGTATCCGCGCCGCTCACGTCCAAGCCCATGCCCCAGACGGAGGACGTCAAGAAAGGCAGAGCCAGCGATGCGTATAAGAAAGCGGTGCTGGAGGCGCTGCGTTCGAACTTCCATCGCATCAGCAACGAACTGCAGGAAGGCGTGGACGCATCGGGCGGGTATCTCGTACCCGAAGAGTATGACAGGCGCATCATCGAAGTTCTCAAGGAAGAGAACGTGATGCGTAACCTCGCAACGGAGATCACAACGAGCGGCGAGCATAAGATCAATATCGCGGATACCGCACCCGCAGCGGCGTGGATCGAGGAAGGCGGTGCGCTCCAGTTTGGCGACGCGACTTTCTCGCAGATCATCCTCGACGCGCATAAACTCCATGTCGCCATCAAGGTCACGGACGAGCTTCTGTACGACAGCGCGTTCGACCTCGAAAGCTATATCATCCGCAAGTTCGGCGAGGCACTTGCCAATTCGGAAGAGGACGCATTCATCAACGGCGATGGCACGGGCAAGCCTCTCGGTTTCCTTGCGGCAACGGGCGGCGCGGAGGTCGGCGTAACGGCGGCATCTGCTACGGCTATCACGGCGGACGAGATCCTTGCGCTCGTGTATTCGCTCAAGCGTCCGTACAGGAAGAACGCCAAGTTCATGTGCAACGATCAGACCCTGCTCGCCATCCGCAAGCTCAAGGACAACAACGGCGCGTACATCTGGCAGCCCTCGTTCCGCGAAGGCGAACCCGACAGACTGCTCGGTTATCCCGTGTACACTTCGCCGTATTTCCCTGCGGTCGCGGCTGGCAAAGCGGCACTTGCGTTCGGCGATTTCAAGTATTACAACATCGGTGACCGCGGCACCCGTACCTTCGATCAGCTCAAAGAACTGTTCGCGGGCAACGGTATGGTCGCGTTCCTTGCGAGGGAGCGTGTGGACGGCAAACTCGTTTTGCCCGAAGCCATCAAGCTCCTCAAGATGAAGGCTGCGTCTTAAGGGGGTGAGCGGTGGTGGATGAACTTTTAGGGAAGGTCAAGAAGAACCTCATACTCGAACACTCGGAGGATGATGAACTCCTCAAAGGTTACATCACCGCAGCCGTGGCGTATGCCGAGAGTTACCAGCACGTGACGGAAGGCTATTATTCCGAAAACGCAATGCCGCCCACGACTGAACAGGCGGTCATCATGCTTGCGAGCCATTTCTACGAGAGTAGGGATGGCTCTACGGGCGGGTTCTTCGCGGATAACGTGCAGGCGGGACAACAGGTCTGGAATACAGTCAACTTGCTTTTGCGCCTGGACAGGAGGTGGAATGTATGAGTTTCGGGAAAATGAACGGCTTTGCGGATATCGTGTGCCGGGTGCATACGAAAGACAAAGACGGGTTCGATAAGGTCGAGGAAGTCATCCTTGCCTCGGTGCGCGTGTATCAAGAAGGTCGGCACGGTTCAGTCAAGTGGGCGAACCTTGCCACCTTCTCGACCGCGACCGATCTGTTCCGATTTCGGCGTATCCCCGGTGTGGAAGTCAAGGTCGGGGATTTTATCGTGAACGACAAAGGCAGGTTCGAGGTCACATCCATAGAGGATGTACGAAGCCGCGGCCTGTACGTCGAGGTCATGGCAAAGCGCGTGGAGGCGGAGAATGGCTAAATGCACGGTAGAACTGCCCGACGAGTTCCTCGTCAAGCTCTCAAGGCTTGGCAAGAGATCGGACGAGATCGCGGAGAAAGCCTTACAAGCGGGCGGTGAGGTCATGCTCGACAAAGTACGCGAGAACCTCGCAAGTGTCGTCGGTCAAGGCGAAGACAGCCGCTCTACGGGCGAACTGCAAGCATCGCTCGGCTTAACGCCCGTGCTGGTGGACAGGGACGGGAACAGCAATATCAAGGTCGGGTTTGCCGAGCCGCGCTCGGACGGGGACAGCAACGCGAAGATAGCGAATATCCTCGAATACGGCAGGCATGGCCAACCCGCAAGACCGTTCTTGAAACCCGCTAAGACGGCGGCGGCAAGCGAGTGTAAGCAGAGGATGATAAAGACGCTGGAAGAGGAGATCGGGAAACTATGAATATCTTTGAAGAACTCAACGGCGTACTGGGCGGTTTGGGCATACCTGTGGAAACGGGCGTGTTTTCGGGGACCGCGCCGGATGCGTATCTCGTCATTGTGCCGCTGTCGGACGGGTTCGGGTATCATGCGGACAATACGCCGCACGAGGACGTACAGGAGGCGCGGGTGTCCGTGTATTCGAGGGGCAACTATATCGCTATCAAAAACAAGATAGTCAAGGCACTGGTCGGTGCGGAGTTCACCATTACCGACCGAAGGTACATCGGTTATGAAACCGAAACGGGGTATCATCACTATGTCGTGGATGCCCAGAAAAACTATGAATTGGAGGATTAACTATAATGGCAACAATCGGTCTGGATAAACTGTACTACGCCAAAATTACCGAAGGCGAGAATGGGGAAGAGACCTACGAAGCTCCCGTTCAGCTTGCAAAAGCAATGTCGGCAGACCTGTCGGTGGAGCTTGCCGAGGCAACGCTTTATGCGGACGATGGCGCATCGGAAGTGGTGAAGGAGTTTAAGTCTGGAACGCTCTCGCTCGGCATTGATGATATCGGCGCGGAGGTGGCGTCCGACCTCACGGGCGCGACCATCGACCAGAACAAGGTGCTGGTTTCCGCTTCCGAGGACGGCGGTTCGCCTGTCGCGGTCGGGTTTCGTGCGAAGAAGTCGAACGGTAAGTACCGCTACTTTTGGTTGTACCGCGTTATCTTCGGTATTCCCGCGACCAACCTTGCGACCAAAGGTGACAGCATCACGTTTTCCACGCCCACCATAGAAGGCACGGTTCTTCGCCGCAATAAACCTGATGCGAACGGCAAGCACCCCTGGAAAGTCGAGGTCACCGAAGGTACAACGGGAACGGAAACGACCATCGAGAGTTGGTACGATGCCGTGTACGAGCCTTCGTACCAGAGCGAATGATAGGGAGGAAATAAAAATGGCGAATGAAAGAAGTGCGGTCATCAAAATCGGCGGTAAGGATTATGAACTGCTCCTCACGACCAAAGCGACTAAAGAAATCGCCGGGCGGTACGGAGGGTTGGAGAGCCTGGGCGACAAGCTCATGAAGAGCGAGAACTTTGAGATGGCGATCAACGAGATCGTGTGGCTCATCACCTTGCTCGCCAATCAGAGCATTCTCATCCATAACCTCGTGCATAAGGACGCGCGGCAGGAACTTTTGACGGAGGAAGAGGTCGAGCTTTTGACCTCGCCGTTCGATCTTGCGGGGTTTAAGACGGCGATCTCCGAGGCTCTGTATAAAGGCACGAAACGCAATGTCGTGAGCGAGGAGAACGGCCCAAAAAACGCGAAAGTCGAGTAAGTGACGAGGAGTTGTTTACTCGACTTTTGTATTTCGGACTGGCGCAACTGCATTTGAGCTACACGGAGGTGTGGCTGATGCCGTTTGGTTTGCTTTTAGACCTCTTTGAGTGTCACAGGCAGTCCAACGGTATGGCGAAACCGAAAATTGAGCGGACGATAGACGATATTGTTCCGTATGGAATCTAAGAAGGAGGTGGGATATGACTGATAACTTCGGCTTGAAGATAGGGCTGGAAGGCGAACGCGAGTTCAAGAAAGCACTTGCTGAAATCAACTCGCAATTCAAGGTTTTAGGCTCGGAAATGAAGCTGGTCGATTCGGCGTTCGATAAGAATTCCACCTCCATTGAAAGCCTTGCCGCGAAGAACGGCGTGCTGACCAAAGAGATAGAGGCGCAACGCAAGAAGGTTGAAACGCTCGAAAGGGCGTTGCGGAACGCGAGCGACTCGTTCGGAGAAAACGACAGACGCACCCAGTCGTGGCAGATCCAGCTTAATAACGCAAAAGCTACGCTCAACAATATGGAGCGTGAGCTGAAAGAGAACACCGAAGCCATCGAACAGCACGGCAAAGCCATGAGTGATGCTGCGGACGATGCCGACGACCTCAGCGATTCTTTGGAAGACAGCGGCGATAAAGCCGAAGACGCCGGGGGTAAGTTCTCCAAGATCGGCAGTATCGCAAAGGGGATGGGTGCTGCGTTGGCGGCGGCAGTTGCGGCGATTGGCGCGGCGGCTGTCGCAACGGGTGTTCAGCTCGTCAAGCTCGGTGATGAGTATAACAAAGCCATCAACCAGATCGGGGCATCGACGGGTGCAACGGAAACAGAGCTTGCCGAACTCGGCGAGGTCGCGCAGAAGGTGTATTCAAACAACTTCGGCGACAGTCTTGAGGATGTGGCGAACGGTCTGTCGGCGGTGCAGAGGGCGACGGGACTTGTAGGCGATGAACTGCAGAAAGCGACGGAGTCTGGGTTCGCGCTGAGGGATACCTTCGGGTTCGAGCTTTCCGAGTCTGCTCGTGCGGCGGCGGCTCTTATGAAGAACTTCGGCATCTCTGCCGAGGAAGCGTATAACATCATCGCCTACGGTGCGCAGAACGGTGCGGACAAGAACGGCGACTTGATGGATGTTCTTAATGAATACTCTGCGCAGTACGCGGCACTCGGCCTGTCGGCGGACGAGTTTCTCGCGAGCCTTGTCAACGGCGCGAATGCGGGCGTGTTCAGTATCGATAAAGTCGGCGATGCGGTCAAGGAATTCAATATCCGTGCCAAAGACGGCAGCGATACATCGAAAGAGGCGTTCGCCACGCTCGGCTTGGACGCGGATGCAATGACTGCGGCGTTTGCCCAGGGCGGCGAAACGGCACGGAACGCGTTCTATGAAGTGGTCGCCGCGCTTGAGAGCATGGAAGATCCCATCCTCAAGAACCAGGCGGGCGTTGCGCTGTTTGGAACCATGTACGAGGACTTGGAATCGAATGTCTTGCCCGTGCTTGCCGGGATGAACTCGGCAACGCTGGAAGTCGGTGACAGTCTTGAGAACATCAATAAGGTCAAGTACAACAACCTCGAAGCCGCATTGCGCGGGACAAAGCGCGCTATCTCCGGCGTGTTCTTGCCGACGGTTAGCGCGTTATCTTCGGGAATAACGGATGCGCTGTCCACGCTTGCCGAAGGCATCAATGAAGCGAACGGCGATTTCGACCAAATAAGCGTTGTGATCGGCGATGCGATGCAGAAGGTGACGGACACGCTCATCGAATACCTGCCTACGGCGTTTGGGTTTGTCGGCTCGCTCTTGAAAGGTCTGGGGAAAGCGATCGTTGATAACCTTCCGATCCTTGTCAATGCGGGCGCGGAAATGGTGCTTGCGATTCTGGACGGGCTTATATCGGCGTTGCCACAGATCGTAGACGGTGCGTTGCAGTTGGTGCTTACGCTTGTGGACGGGATACTTGCGCAATTGCCGAGGCTCGTAAGCGTTGCCGCGCAAGCCATCGTTACCCTCGCAAACGGGATTACGAAAGCGTTACCGAAACTATTGCCTGCCGTCGTCAAAGCGGTCGTGCAGGTGGCAAAAACGCTTATCGACAATCTTCCGACCTTGCTGGATGCGGTGCTGGAGCTTATCATGGGCCTGGCGCAAGGTATCCTTGACGCGATACCAATCATCATCGAGGCGCTTCCAGAACTTATACAGGCGGTCATAGATTTCCTGCTCGAAGCGATACCGCAGATCATTGACACTGGCATACAGCTTTTCACGGCATTGGTCGCGGCGTTGCCCACGATCATCGAGGCGATAGTGGCGGCGATACCGCAAATCATATCAAGCATCATTGACGCGATACTCTCTGCGATACCCTTGATCGTCGATGCAGGCATCAAGCTGTTGACCGCGCTCGTCGATGCCTTGCCGGATATCATCATAACCATTGTGGCGGCGATACCCGAAATCATTACGAGTATTGTCCAGGCAATCGTTGATGCGGTGCCGCAGATCATAGAGGCGGGCATTACGTTGCTCGTATCGCTCGTTGCGGCGTTGCCGGATATCATCATCAAGGTGGTCGAAGCGATACCCGAAATCATCTCTGCGATCATTGAAGCACTTGTCGGGAGCATACCGCAACTTATCGAGGCGGGCGTTACGCTGTTCACTTCGCTGATTGCCAACCTTCCCACGATTATCGTGGAGCTGGTCAAAGCGGTGCCGCAAATCATCACGGGCCTGGTTGAAGCGTTCGGCAAGGGCATCGGCTCGTTCGTGGAGATAGGCGCAAACATGGTCAAAGGACTGTGGGAAGGCATCAAGAGCCTTGCGTCTTGGATCTGGGATAAGGTTTCGAACTGGGCATCCAATCTTTGGAACGGTATCCTTGACTTCTTCGGCATTCATTCACCGTCCAAGAAAATGGCGTGGGTGGGCGACATGATGATGGAAGGTCTGGCGAGCGGTATCGATGAGTCGGCGGGCGAGGCGATTCGTTCGGCTTCGGATATGACCGAGGACTTGAATTCTGTATTTGATGACCTGTCTGCCGATCTTACAAGTTCTGTGCCGTCGTCCATTGACGTGCGTGGAGCGAGGAGCGTCGGCGCAGTCGGTAGTGCGGGCGGGTTCGTCTTACAGCTCAACATTACGAACTTCAACAACTATTCGGGCGAGGATATCGACGAACTGACGAATAAGGTGATGCAGACGGCTGGTGAATTTATCAAGAGAAAGGGGGTGACTTTCGCGTGAATTCGTTTACTTTCAACGGTATCCGTTCGTCCGATCTTGGCATTCGGATCATGTCGAAGAACATCTTTTCCGCGCCGAAGTATGACTTGTCGTTTCAGTCTATTCCCGGCAGGGACGGGGATTTGATATCGCCGAACGGAAGGTTTCCGAACGTGCAGGTGTCGTACACTTGTTTCGTCCCCGCAAAGAGTATTTCGGAGCTTGCGGATAAGCTGACGGATATTAAGGCGTGGCTCTATACCGAACCCGACCGTTATCATGAGCTGACGGATACCTACGATACAAAGTTCTTGCGCAAGGCGGTGTTCAATAATAAATTGGATATCGAAGATGAATGCAATAAGATCGGCACGTTCTCAGTCACGTTTTCTTGCCAGCCGTTCCGATACCTCATCAGCGGGCAGACCAAGAGCGGATATGCGGAATCGGGGTTTATACTCAAAAATCCGTACCCGTTTGCGGCAAAACCGTACCTGAAGCTCAACGGCAGGGGAAGCGGTACACTCGTTATCCAGTCCGAAACGAGCAATAAGATATGGACGTTCTCCACGCTTAACGGATACACGGAATGTGACAGCGAGCTGATGAACTTCTACCACGATACCGAGCCAAAAAACGACACGGTGGAAGGGGACGGCTTTCCGCAATTTCTGCCGGGGGATAATACCATCACCTTCGATGGTGGGATAACGGATATAGAAATCATTCCGAGGTGGCGGACGATATGATACCGATTTTGTATAAGGCGGATGCCACAAACTTTGCAAGCTACGGTATCGGCGCATTGCCGGATACCATTTCATGCGAGGTCACGGAAGAGCGGAACGGCGCATACGAGTGCGTGGTCAAGTATCCCGTGACGGGGATGAACTATTCCGAGATCAAGCGTGAGCGTATCATCAAGGCAAAACCGAGCGATACAGGCAGTCCGCAGGCGTTCCGCATCTACAGGGTGACTACGCCGATAAACGGCATCGTCAAGATTTATGCGCAGCATATTTCCTATGACCTTGCAGCCATCGCCACGCCGCAATGGGAAAGCACGCCGATCACGCCTCAGCTTGCCATTGAAGAGGTGTTCGATAACGCTTTGACACCGCATCGGTTCACGTTCCAGACGGACTACGCCGAAGCAAAAGCGTTCGCGGTTTCAAAGCCGAAAAGCCTGCGCGCAGTTCTTGGCGGTGAGGAAGGTTCGGTGTTGAGTCTTTGGGGCGGTGAGTTTGAATGGGACAACTTCAAGGTCATTCACCATCAAGGCAGAGGGCATAACAACGGTGTAGTCATCGAGTATGGCAAGAACCTCACGAAGTTTGAGCATGATTCGGACATCAGCGATGTGTACACCGACCTGTTGCCGTATGCCGTGACCGAGGACGAGGAGGGGAACGAAACGGTCATTACTTTGGCCGAACAAATCCTCCAAATCGGAAAGGCCACGCTCTCACAACGCAAGACTCTCATCAAGGATTTCACGGATTCGTTCGATATAGATGCGGTCATAACCGAGGACTTGTTGCGGGAAAAGGCGCAGAAATACTTGGAAAATAATCCGCTGGGTATAGAAACGCCTACACTCACGATCTCGTTTGAGGCGTTATGGAAACAGCCCGAATACGCGGCGGTGCTGGAGCGCGTGGCTTTGTGCGATACAGTAACGGTACGGCATTCGGAACTCGGCATCTCGGAACACGTCAAGGTCATTAAGACCGTGTACGACACGCTCGCGGAGAAGTATGTTTCCATAACGCTTGGGAGCGCGAAAGCGAGCTTGTTGTCTACGATATCCGACACGGCACAATCAGTAGACAATATCGTGCAGAAGGTGGATCGGTTCCCGTCGCTCATGCAGTCGGCGATCAATTCTGCGACCAAGCTCATAACGGGGCAGAAGGGCGGGTATATCGTTCTGCACGGCGATGAAACGGGACAGCCGTATGAATTATTGGTTCTGGATAGTCCAAACATCGCTGATGCGGTGAATGTATGGCGTTGGAATGTCGGAGGCTTGGGGTTCTCGTCAAACGGCTACAACGGACCGTATGAAACGGCGATTACTTCCGATGGGCAGATCGTAGCGGACTTTATCACTTCGGGTTCGCTGGTGGCGAATATCATCAAGGCTGGCGTGTTGTCATCGGTGGACGGTTCGTCGTATTGGAACTTGGAAACTGGCGAGGTGGTGCTTCGCGCGTATGCCACGACCGAAACGGTGGAAGAGACCAACTCGCGCATTGATGAGATCGAAGAGCAGAAGATGCTACGGCTCGTGATCACCTCTACGAACGGGAACATCTTCAAGAACGGAAATATACAGACCACTCTCGAAGCTACCGTTTATTCTTGGGACGAGAACATCACGGACACGCTCGATGAGAACCAGTTCATCTGGACGCGGGTATCCGATGATGCGGCCGCGGACGCAGAGTGGAATCAACAGCATTTCGGTGGCTCGAAGTCTATCGAGATAACAAAGGATGACGTGAAGGTGAGGGCGACATTCTTCTGCGACCTTATCGACACGACGACCAGAAAAAGTCTGCTCGGTTGAGCAGAGAAATAGGAGGAACAGAAATGAGCAAAGCACAAGGGCAATTTACGATCATCGACTACAACGACGCGCTGACGCTTACGGGGTATATCGGTTCGAACCATCCGAAGACGCAGATGTTCAATCCCGATAACAGTACCTATAACCCCGATTGGTCAAAGAATAATCTGGTGTTAACGCCGTCGCTGTATGTCATCGGTACGACTACAGACCAGATCACTTCTTCGGCGGTGACGTTGGTCAAGTGGTATGAGGGCAATTCGACTACGCCCATCACCTCGGCGGGAAATTATGCGCTTAGCGGATCGAAGAGCCATATCCTTACCGTCAAAGCAAACACGATGGCGGGACTGCCTGGCATCGACTACCGTTGCGAGATCACTTACCATGACGAAACGACAGGGCTTTCCATTACGCATCCGCTTTCCATCACGTTCTCGCGCGTGGTCAACGGCGGCGGTATCGTTGACCTTATCGTCACGACTCCGCAGGGCAATGTGTTCAAGAACAGCGAAGTTACGACTTTGACCGCGAAGGCAGAGCTGTGGCGCGGCTCGACCGTGGATACGACCAACGTGACCTATAAATGGGCGGTCATGGACGCGAGCGTTACTGGCTCGTCTTCGGCAGGGTATGATGCGGACTTCGGCACGGGTTGGAGAAAGCTGTCGGATACTTCGGGCAAGTACACGGGAACGGGTACGGCGACAATGACGGTCTATGCTGCGGCGGTGGACAGCTACGCCGTGTTCAGATGCGTGGCAACGGATACGGATACCGCATCGAATACATACAACAGCAAGTTCATGGATGTGGCGACGTTCATCGACAACTCCGATCCTATCCAAGTGGTCATCACTTCCACGGGCGGGGATGTGTTCAAGAACGGTCAAGGCTCTACGGTACTTACTGCGGTCGTGTATCAGGCTGGCGCGGAAATCGATGCATCGGGCAAAGGCACCTATACCTGGACGAAATACAATAAGGACGGCGAGATCGATGCGGCCTGGGGGACGAATGGCTCGAAAACGGGCAAGACTCTGTCCGTGTCTACGGCAGATGTACAGACGAAAGCGACGTTCATGGTAGTGGTAACGCTCTGACCGAAGGAGGGGACTATGCGGGCGATTGCGCAATTTACGATTCATTCGCTGAATGATGTGGAAGCCTCTGCGACCGCACCGACCGACCCTTATCTCGGACAACTGTGGGTGGATACGAGCAAATCGCCGCCTCGGACGTATGTGTGGAACGGTACGGCGTGGAAAGAACAGAACGATACAGATTCTTTGCGCGAGAACGTGACTACGCTCACTACGAAGGCGGCGGAGCTGGAATCCAGTTTAGACGGACTCACAAGCACGGTATCCGAAGTCACGCAAGAAGTCGACAACAACACGGGCAAGATCACCACGCTGTCGAGCAAGGTTTCAACGCTACAGCAGACGGCGGAGAGTATCGAGGCAAGGGTGGAGGATAACGAAGGGGATATTTCCTCGTTGTCTTTGTCGCTATCCGGTCTTACGACACGGGTATCGACCGCCGAGGGGAATATCTCTTCGCTATCGGTGTCCGTGTCGGGGTTGATGAGCAGAGTATCGACGGCAGAAGGGAATATTACGTCTCTTACGCAACGCGCGACTTCCATCGAGGCGGAGGTGGACGGGAAACTGGACGAGAGCTACGGCAGCAGTTCTTCGAGCTTCGGCTGGAAGCTGACCTCGGCGGGGTTCTATGTGTATTCGAATGCCAGTACGGTCGTGAAGATCACTTCGTCCGGCTTGGAAGTGGTGGGGGATATCACGGCAAAGAGCGGGTCGCTGGCAGAGATGACGATAGACGGGTATCTGCGTTTTGGTGGGGATTCGAGCTATTACATCTCGGCGAATAAGAACGACACGAACTACTATATCAATCTGCCGGGACTGCGCGTGGATAAGGCATCTTCGGCTGTGTTCAGCGGAAAACTGTCCGCGCCGAGCGGCACGATAGGCGGGTTCACCATCACCACGTCGTCCATTTATAAGACCAAGACCTCGTACAGCGATTCAAACTCCGGCGTATATATCGGCACAACGGGCATTGGCTTAGGCCCTGGGAAGTTTTATGTCACTTCGGCGGGTAAGCTGTATGCATCGGATGCGGAGATATCCGGGGAGATCACGGCAACGTCCGGCACGATAGGCGGGTTTACGATAGGTGCTTCGAGCTTGACGAACTCCAACGGCGGCTCTTCTATCGTGATTACGAGCGGCGATTACAAGACGACGTTTTCGGCAAATTCGGTCAGCGCATCGTATGGCTCTGGGGACTCGTTCCGTGGTTGGTCGCTCGGTTTGAACCAGTTTTCTTTGACGGGATACACGTCAAGCAAATATGCGGGCATTAAGATGTCGACCTCGTATAAAAAGAGGACTTCGTCAAGCTCCAGGACGAATACCACCGTTGCGGAAGGCTTGATTACATCGGCAAGGGATACCTACTATAACGCAGATAGCGGTTCTACTACATTTGCCGCAACGCCGTTTATCATCGGTATTCCTCGGCAGTACGCCGACGCGCCATATCAGCCTGTGTATGAGTGGGGTGCTTATGCGAGGTTTGTGAGCTATCAGTCTTGTGAACTGGTCTACGACAGCGCGTATTCGGGCAAATGGACGCTCCGCAATGTAAGCGGTTCGACCTACGACCTAACAGACCTTATTCCGCACGTGAAGAATCATAAGTTCTATTTCTGGAGCTATACCTCTTCGTGTAAGGCGGACAAGACTGTGAGCTGTACAAAAACTACTCACGGCTTGAGTTCTGTAAAAGGCGCAATTGTGATACCTCGGTCAACGGCCACATCAACATCTGGCCTTGGTGGTTACGGGAATATTACGTCGGGAACGAACCGAACGGGTGTGACCATTAGTGGGACTACGGTCTATGTGTGTTTCGATGACGGTGAGTACAAGAAAGGTTTCTATTGCCTTATTTATGGGAGTTGAGTATGAAGGTTTATTATCTGCAGAACGAAAACGGGGAAATTACGCAAGACGATTTTGAAAAATTTGATGCTAATTGCCTCGAAATGGACAAAGAAAACTACCACCTCGTCAATGGGTATAATGGGGCATTGTTTCTCTACGAATACACCCAGACGGATGAGTATAAGGCAAAAGCAACGGAATTTGAAGCGAAAAGTTATCTGCGCGATTTGCGAAAACAGCGCGAGGTAGAGTGTTTTTCGATCATTAACCGTGGGGAGCTTTGGTATGACCGTTTGACCGAAGAGCAGAAGACAGAGCTGGGAGTGTGGTATCAAGCCTGGCTGGACGTAACCGATACAAAAGCTGTGCCGGACAGACCGGCATGGCTCGTTTGATCAAGGAGGAGGACTATGAAACTGATCGATGTGTTTAACGCACGTGAACCGCTGAAACGGCTGACCGAGAAACGGTTCAACAACTACAAGGTGCTACGCCAGCTCGTAAAGCTGCGTAAAGCCGTGGAGAACGAGGTGGAGTTCTATGCGGAAGCCGAGCGGAAAGCGGTCACGCGTTATGCCGAGAAGGACGATAAGGGAAACCCTGTATTCCTTGCGGACGGAAGGCTGAAGCTCGTGGATGTCGAGGCGAGGATCGCGTTCGAAACGGAGATCGGCAAGCTCAAGGATACGGAGATCGATGGTATCGACAAGGTCGTCATCCGTGAGTGCGATTTTGTTTCGTCCGACGATTATCCCACGCCCAATGACATGACGCTTTTGGAAAGCGTGATAGCATTCGAAGAGTAACGGAGGTGTAGATGGTGGCAATTGTTACAACGGTCGCTTCGGTCGTCACGGCGTTGGGTGTTATCCTCGGCGTGGTGTTCGGGGCGTATAAGTGGTTTCTACGGCAGGAAAAGCAGGACGTGGATATCAAGGCGATGAAAGAGGAGCAGACCGTCCTTACGCACGGTATCCTTGCCTGTTTGAAAGGCTTGAAGGAACAAGGGTGCGATGGCCCCGTTACAGAGGCTATCGACCAAATCGAAGATTTTATGAATAAAAGAGCGCATAAATAAAGGAGGACATTATTATGGAAGAGTATCTGAACCTTATCAGCGTGCCTGCGATTGCGGCGGTGGTGTATTGGGTGATCAATATCACCAAACATATAGTGGGCGAGAATGAAACCTTTAATCGGTTCATTCCGTTGATCGCCACAGGACTGGGTGTCGTTTGCGGTGTTATTTGCTTCTTTTTCATTCCGTCTATCATCCCGGCAGAGAATGTGCTGATAGCAATCGTTATCGGCGGGGCGAGCGGACTGACGGCGACCGGCGCGAACCAGATCATCAAGCAGCTCACCAAGACTGCTACCGATGGAACTGACAAAACAAAGAAGTAAGGTAACGGCCACTCATGGGGGAAACCTCGTGGGTGGTCTTTTTTTTTGTTCGTTTTTTTGTAAAAGGGGTGAGCGGTCATAATCTTTTTGTCATAGGTAGGGTGAAAGAACAATAAGGAGAAATGCTTATGACAGACAGTGAAAAAATGCAGATTTTGGAGCTTTACAATAAAGGTTTGGGATATAGCAAAATAGCGGCCGCTTTGGAATTGCCGCTCAATACCGTTAAGTCCTTTTTATATAGATTGAATGCAAAACGATGTAAGGCGCAAGAAACCAATGATGGAACGGTATGTAAGTATTGCGGTAAACCACTGCAAATTACATCAAAAAGGGTTAAGAGGTTTTGCTCGGATAAATGCAGAATGGCATGGTGGAATGCCCACCAGGAATATGTAATGCGGACAGCATATTATTCATTTGTCTGTCCTCAATGCGGTAAGACCTTTACTGTCTATGGTAACTCAAAGCGTATGTACTGTTCAAGGAAGTGCTTTGCGGCGGCGAGGAGGAAAAGAAGTGAGTAACTATTATGAGCAGGTACTGTGTTATAAAACCATTGTAAAGGTCGCTTCTGAAATGCTTGAGCAGGGGATTATTTTTGAGAAAGAGTTTACTGAATTTGAACAGAAAATTGCCGAAAAATATGGTATCAAAAGTGACTCGCTTTTCCGCAATATCGCTGGATAATATTTGCGTAAAGAGGTAATATACGAGTAACAAAAGGAGGTACATATGCGTGAAATTCAGTTGGTAACACCCAAAAAAAGCCACATTCTTGTACGCAAGCGCGTATGCGCTTACGCCAGGGTATCATCGGCTAAAGATGCAATGATGCACTCGCTTTCATCGCAGGTAAGTTATTACCAGAAGTATATTCAGGCGCACACTGATTGGGAGTTTTGCGGTGTTTATGCGGATGAGGGACTGACGGGGACAAAAGAGTCCAGGGCGCAGTTTCAAGAGATGTTGAAAGAGTGTCGGTATGGAAAAATCGACATTATTTTGACAAAGTCGATTTCAAGGTTTGCAAGGAATACGGTCGACCTGCTAAATACGGTTAGAGAGCTGAAAGCGCTCGGCATTGCCGTTTATTTCGAGGAACAGAACATCAACACTCTTTCATCGGATGGAGAGTTGATGCTCACAATACTTGCTTCCTATGCCCAGGAGGAGAGCTTATCTGCAAGCGAGAATATGAAGTGGAGTATCCGCAAAGGCTTTGAACACGGAGAATTGTGTTGCCTAAGATTTATGTATGGCTACAGAATTGAGCGCGGCTCTATTACAATTTGCAAGGAAGAAGCCACCATAGTTCGAGAGGTGTTTGACAGATTTGCGAACGGGGAATCGATGCTTGCCATAGCTAATGATTTGAACGCGCGTGGGGTTTCTACCCATTCAGTTCGACAGGCCCGGTGGTCTGGAAAACGAATCGGTAAGATGCTCACAAATGAAAAATATACAGGGAATGCCTTACTTCAAAAGACCTATGTTAATAATCATTTGGAAAAGAAACGAATGGTAAACAAAGGGGAGTTACCGAAATATTATGCAGAGCAAACACATCCAGCGATTATCGATACAGAAACTTATCGGCTTGTGCAAGAAAGAATTGAGCGGAATAGGGAACGGCATACCGTAAGAAATGGCTATGCAAAATCAGCTATTACAGGGAAAATATTTTGCGGATATTGCGGTTCGCCTGTATGGCGCGGGAAAAACAACGGGAGGACAATATGGGGATGCAGAAATGCTCGCAGAAAAGGCGTAGCGACTTGCTCTGCGTTAAGTATTCGTAACGATATTTTGGAAGAATCGTGCTGTTCTATGTTCGGCTTTTCAACGTTTGATCCAATATTTATTGAGCAGAACGTGAGAAAAATCATTCTGTATGATAATGAATTAGTTTTCCATATGATTGATGGGCGCGAGGAGAAAATTAGATGGAAAAACAAATCGCGTTCGCAATCGTGGACACCGGAAATGAAAGAACGCGCAAGAAAAAGGGCTATGGAACGGTTGCAAAACAGGAGGATAAGTGATGCCGACAGTAAAGGTAATACCAGCGACTCGTGATTTTCATACGGGTATAGAAAAGACAACAACGCGAAAAAAGAGGGTGGCCGCATATGCCAGGGTTTCTACCGATAGTGACGACCAGCTGTCATCGTATGAGGCGCAATGCGACTATTATACGAGATATATCAAGAGCCGCCCTGATTGGGAGTTCGTTGGACTGTATGCCGATGAGGGTATTTCTGGCACGAATACTAAGCACCGCGACAGGTTCAATGCGATGATAGCGGACGCGCTAAATGGGGAAATAGACCTTATTATAACAAAATCGGTGAGTAGGTTTGCAAGGAACACGGTGGACAGCCTTACCACAGTGCGTAAGTTAAAAGAAAAGGGTGTGGAAGTATATTTTGAAAAAGAAAATATCTACACTCTTGACAGCAAGGGTGAGTTGCTCATTACAATTATGAGTTCATTAGCCCAAGAGGAGAGCCGCAGTATATCCGAAAATGTAACATGGGGCAAGCGTAAGTTGTTCGCCGATGGTAAGATAACGCTACCGTATAGTTCCTTTGTCGGATACAGGAAAGGTGCAAATGGGTTGCCGGAGATAGAGCCAGAGGGTGCAAAAATAGTGCGTAGGATATATGCTGAATTCTTAAACGGCCGAACGGCACGACAGATTGCTGATGGATTGTCGGCCGATGGTGTACCTACACCACGAAGGTCAAAAAAGTGGCGTTGTTCGACCATAATAAGTATCCTCACGAACGAGAAGTATAAAGGCGCGGCTCTTCTACAGAAGAGTTTTACGGTGGACTTTCTGACCAAGAAGATGAAACCGAATGAGGGAGAAGTGCCGCAGTATTACATAGAGAATAGCCACCCCGCCATCATCGAGCCGGTGGAGTTTGACCTGGTCCAAGCTGAAATGCAACGGCGCAGAAAACTTGGTAAAACTTATAGCTTCAGCTCGATATTTGCATCCAAAATTATATGTGGCGATTGTGGAGAGTTTTATGGAGAAAAGGTCTGGCACTCGAATGACCCATATCGTAAAATAATCTTCCGTTGTAACCATAAATATAATAATGAAAAGGAAAAATGCCAAACTCCCGTGATAAGTGAACAACAAATAAAGGAAACGTTCGTTGTTGCATATAATGTCCTTATGGCTGATAAGGCTGGCGTTATTGCGGATTGCAGGGCATTGCAACATTTGCTCACGGATACCACGGCAATGGAGCAGGAGATAGCCGATCTTTCAAAACAATTGGGAGATTCAACAGCGGAGCTGCGTAAGCACGTTGAGGAGAATATGCGTTCGGCAAAGGATCAAGAGCAGTTCTGGAAACGCTACAATACGCTCGAAGAACAGTGTAACGGCTTATCCGACAGACTTGCAAAACTGCAGACCTGCGTAAAAGAGCGCAAGCAAAGGGCGGATGTAATCGGTGGCTTTATGTTTGAAATAAAGGAAAGGGACGGCATTATCGATGAGTTTGACGAGGAGCTTTGGGCTACGTTGCTGGAAAGTGTTACTATTACCCGTGAAGGAAAGTGGCTATTCAAATTCAAAAATGAAAGAGTGATAGAAGTCTGAAACCGTCAAAATGAAAAAGGCACCTGGGGCAAGAACCTCAAGTGCCTTATTTTTTGTTTGCTTTAATAGCTTAGCCATAATTTTAACGGAAGGACATAAATTTAACGCAATGACATAAATTTAACGGAAAAATATGTGTAGCCTTTACGGATAGGGCGGAAAGGGGGAGGAATACCTTAAATATATGAGGTGTATTCTCAAAAATAAGCAGAATTTAGGGCAAAATACGATAAAAACGCCAGGTTTTGATAGAAATTCTCGTATCAAACCTGACGTTCTTATGTGGCGGAGAGAGGGGGATTCGAACCCCCGGTACGCTTTCACGTACGCACGCTTTC